AGGGTCATTTTTACGTTTTTTTAAGGGGTGGTAGTCTAGATACCCCTTTTTTTCAAAATTTTCATTTTTTTAAAAACCTTTTGAAAAACAAACATTTATGTAAAAACAAAAAAACCCCTTTTAGGGGTTTTTTTATGAAAAGGAAATAAGGTAATTAAAGAATGGACTTTCTAAGTCTAATGACCAATTTTTTGATGAATTAGAAATTTCTAGGATATATTCACCAGCTTGAAGTGTTTTTGGAAATGAAGATTGGGATGTAATAATATTAGCAAGTGGGGGAGTTCCAGACCTTTGTACAGGATTTCTTGAATTGTACATATTCACAATAAATGAAACAGAATTAAATCTTGCAGGGTCAAGAACCCAATACTCATTACCCGTTAGAGTATTAAAACTATCTACCATGATAATATCTCTTAGAATTGGGTCACTTCCACCTTGAACAGCAACCCCAACATAATCCCCCGGACTTGTATATCTTGCTTGAGTAATACCATCTATCTTAATAAGAGATTCTGCATTTTCTGTAAACCTTGATCCTTCTCCTGTTGTTGCAATATTAATAGTGAAAGGTTGATCTGATGTAATCTTTGCTGTGGCTGTACATTCTTGAATTAACATAACAGACATTGCTTCAAAAGTACAAGAAAGGTTTAAATTATTGTTTAAAATCCAAGGACTTCCTTGTATAAATCCTGAATAATTAAATGAAAGCCATTCTAAGATTGGCCCTGATGGTGGGGTTGGGGTTGGAGTAGGGGTTGGAGTAGGGGTTGGAGTAATTGGTGAACTAAAAACTTCAACATCAAAATTAATAAAATTTAGATGAAGTTCTTTTTCATCTGTTGAAAGGTTAAGCTGAAGATGAATTTCACTATTGTTCATAAATTTCCAAAGATAAGATATAAATCCCAATCATAAAAATCAGGAGGAACATCGGAACCTGAAATAATATAAGTAGATTCATTTGCATCTAAGGTTGTTGCAGTAAAAAGAATTTGTTCTTCTATAGATGGTGTGTTGAAATTCTTTATTAAAGAGAGTCTGAATGATTGACTATCAGCACTTATTTTTTGAAAATTAATTCTTAGTTCTGTAGGATTGAAGAAATCCGTTGTTTCTATTATCAACTTTTTATAAATGATGTCTGATGATTCTTGAATAACAGAAAGCGAAGGCTCATTATTTTCTTCAAAGAAGATTCTATTAGTAGGCATTTCAGAATTTTCTGAAGATTCTAAAGTAGAAAGAGGAACATCTTCATCCTTAAGATAAAACCTTGAAGTAGAATCAACAAAGACTTTGAATGATGTATCTAAGTATTTTTTTCCCATTTTCTATTTCTTTTCTTGATAATGGAAGAACAATGAGAAGTTACAAGTGAAAATTCTGAATAATTTTGTGAAAGGGAATAACTCAAAGAACCTTGTCTTTTTCTTTTTATATATCCGTCAAATTCTAAAAATTTCCAATCTCCAAAGAGTGAAGCATAAGCAGAAATCAAAAATGACGACATTGATTTTACAGCATGAAATTTTGATGGAATTTCAAGAGCAAAGTTTGCTGCTTCACGCCTAAGAAGCATGAATGATTCAGGGTAGAAAGTATGTTGAAGATGGGTTTCTCTCGAAAATTCATTTTCTTTCATTTGCCCTGTAGTTAGTTCACAAGTATCATCATTTAAAATGAAACTTCTAGTAAAAACTCCACAAAAAGATTTATTTTCTTCTTTCTCTAAGAAATTAACACACTTATTAATAGTGTCAGGAAGAAGAATATCATCATCATCAATCCATCCAAGATAAGGTGTCTTACACGAAGAAATAAATTCTTGTCTCAAATGAAGAGGGCCAAAAACATTTCCTTGAAAAACTCTTAAGTTTACAGGATGATTTTTTGTTGATTCTATAGCTTCTTTCAACCAACTTTCTTTACAATTCTTTGGAAAGGTAATGATTTGTAATTCAGTAAGAGGTAAATTTTCTTCTTCACGAAGAACAGTTATCATAATCTCTCTACTCCTGATTTTTCTGTTGAAAAGATATAATTAGTATACCCTATTTTTCCATCTTTCAAAGTTATTTTTAAAAGATAAGATGATGTAGAAAAAACTTGATTCAAAGAAATAGAATAAGAAGAATCAAAAAAATTTGAAACATTATTTCCCTTTGAAATCTGAATTAAAAAATTATTTCCATCTTGTGTTGCTGTAAAAACAATATCATCTGAAGTAAGAGGATGTAAAACAGCATTGTCCATAATTAATTCTAAAGACTCTATATCATCTAAAGTAATAGAAGGTATAGTTTCTAAGACGATATAAAATTCTACTGGTATAAAAGAAGCTGAAATTGTAGCCATGGTTTTTTATCCAAAGATTGTATTTTCTAATTCTTCTCCAAGATTAGTCCCCAGAGGATATTAGAAATGAATATGTCCAAAGATTAAATCAGGGTCTTGAACATCATTATCAATAGGTTCTAATAAAGGGTCATTTTCAGAAGGATACATTTTCATGAAAAGAGGGAATACTAATTTAAAATCTGTTTTAAGTGTTTTTGTTGACATAGTTTTCAATCTCATCAAGAGTTTTTTCAGAAAAATAATTTTCTCTTTCATTCAAAAAAACAATTTTTTCTTCAGGAAATGATTCAGCAACAGAAGCATGAATAGACTCTTTCTCACATTCTCGAATATTAAAAGAAGAGGGATGGCCTAAAATTTGTTCTGATGTAGATGACCAAAGAACAATAGATTTTTTATTGAGAGCAACAGATAAAGGATTCAATATACAATCAACAGAAATCATGAAGCGAGAAGAAAGAGAGAGAAAGAATAAATTTCTCCAAGAGGAAATAGTATCTAAAGAGATTTCATCTGAACAATCTAAAAGTTTAGGTTGTTTAGAAGTTTTTAATTGAATTACTGTAAATTTTTTCTTTAAAATAGAAAGAATTTTTTCTGCAAAATCTTTTGAAAGTGATCGTCTTGTTCTATCAACATTTCCTAGATAGGATAAAGAGAAAGGTTGAAAAAAACAAAGAGGTTTCATATCTTTAAATCTTGAAGAAAAAATAAATGATTTCTCTCTTTCTTCATCAGAAAAAGATATAACTGGTTCTTTATAAATTTCTTCACGGGAAAGGAGTTTTTGAGTAGTTATTGAAATAGGTTCTTCATTCCTCAAAAGAGAATGAAATGAAAGAGGGTCAATCATTCTTACATAGTTCAATTCTTTTAGACCCCTATACTCTAAAGACGAAGAAAATAGTTGAGATTCTAAAAAATTGTTTTCAAAAATTTCAGGAAATGGAGAAATAAGACATGCTCCTGTTTCTTTCATATAATCAATTAGACAAGATGACATTGAAAGGATTTTTTGAAATGAACCCCTGACATATAAAATCTCAGTTTCTTTTAACATATTGTAGGTTTATCCTTTTGTTCTTTTGAACAATCCTTTGCTCCGGGTGTAATTCCCTCTTCTCTTTCATCAATCAACGTAAATTTTTGCTCTTCACCAAGACAAGAGCGTTGATCCCAATGCCTTTCTCCTTCACCCACAGAATGGGTACAAGCAACCCCACCAAAAACTCTTCCTTCTAAAGAACCTTTATGTGATGTACCTTCACCAGAAAGAATACCATTTCCTGAGATAGAACCTGATAATTTTATTGTTGAACCTGTTTGAACTGCAAAGTCTGAATAGGTTGTTTGTATTCCTTGAGAATTCATATTAATAAGTGCATTGCCTTTTACTTTACAATTAATTAAAGATGAATTCCCTAAGATAATTGCGTTTTCAGAAACTTGAGTTTGAAGTAAATTAGAAGAATCTCCAACAAAACAATTTCCACTAAATTGACTTTGAGATGCAGAAACAGAATTAACAATAACACAATAATCTGAGCATTCGCATTGAGAAAGATTGATAGAACCTTCTACTCCTGAATGAATATAAGTATTTCCTGAAATTTCGCATTGTGAAAGATTGACATTACCTGAGATTTTTGAAAAATCGCTTATCTTAGAAATTTCTGCTGTTACTGACCCTGATATTTCAGTAGAACCTGAAAAAACAACCTGACTTAAATTCAAAGTTCCGTTTAAATCTAAATCATCTTGATAAAATAAATGATTCCCTGAAACTTCACATTGTTCTATTTTTGCAGATTTAGTAAAGAAACGTGACCTTTCCTTGAATGATGAATCTTTGATAGAAATAGAACCAAATATATAACAATCCTTCATATCAGAATTTTCAATTGTAACTGTTCCCTCATTTGTCCATATCTGTGTATCTATAAGATTTGAATTCTTTAAGGTTATATTTCCTTTATTTGCAAAAATAAAACAACGTGAAGAAACTGAAGAACCTTGAGGAATTTCAATATTTCCATCCCCTAAGAATTTTGCATAAAAAGAAACCCATCCTCCTTTATTTTTCCATTTGTAAGCATAGACTTTCCCAAGACCATCATTAAAATCCATGATTTTAATATTGTCTGCTGATTCACGCAAAAGGAATTCTCTAATTTTTTTATTAATGAATCCAAATCTTCTTAAAGGAACATCGGGTTTATTATTTCCTGTTCCGGTTGTTTTCACAGAAAAACTAGATTCATGGTCTAATGATACATCAATACCAAGATATTTTGATTCAATTTCTTCTTTTTCTATGTAATTTCCTGTAACTGTCATCTGTTTCTTTACTCTTTTTAATCGTTCCCATGAACCTTTTCAGCCCATGTTGTTCTATTATTGACAAATTCCCCTATTTCCGATTTATTTGGAAAATCAGGTTTTGAAGGTTCTTCTGGTTGTTCTACATCCAACTCAGTATCCATTTCAATTTCAATTTCAGGAATAGGTGGTTGCTTTAAGTTTTTAAGTGCAAGTAAATCTGTAAAGGTTGCTGTAATAGTAGGAGGTGGAAAAGCAGACTTTGTTGTTAAAGGAACTATATCATCTCTTGTTATGATAGCATTAGGTGCAGCAAGAAAAAGAGAAGAAGATGAACCAATGTTCATTTGTGTTTGAGAACCCATAGACAATTTACTACCTGAAGAAATAGAAACTCCATTGTCTCCACGAAGCATCAATTTTCCTCTTACAACAATAGCTAAATCTCCTCCTATTTCAACATTGCACTTAGAACCAACTTTAAGAGAAAGTGTTTCAATAACATGAAGAGCCAATTCATCCATCAAAACTTGTTTCTTTTTGATATAGGCTTGTACAAGAGAACCGACAATAAATTGAGTATTAAATTTTTTCCAAATTGTCCCTACTGAAGAAACAAGAGTTGATATTTTTTCATAAAACCATTGTTCAACATGAAGAATTTTATTCTTTTGAATCTTTTCTTCATCTTTCCCAAGAATCTCTCTTTTATGATCAATTCCTATTTTTAGTATTTGAGATTTTTCAACAGCAATTTCTCTTTTTCCTTTCACAAGAATTCTATTATTCTTTTCTATCTTTTCTTCATCATTTCCAAGAATAACTCTTTTCCAATTTTCTCCTATTGAAGTATCTTTAGATTTATGAACTGTTTGAATATGATTTTTTTCAAACATCTCATGAACATCATCTTTTACATCTTCATAAAGTAATCCATTAACAATAAGATTATAATTCCCACCCTTTTCTTCATCCGCACCTACCCAATGTTTAAAATTTCTTGAGATAGTAGTATCTTGATCTCCATTAGAAACCATATCTCTTCTGTTATCAATAACAATTGAATGAAAAGATTCATTATTCTTTTCAAGATAATTTCTCTTTCTTCTAATATGAACTTCACCTTCATTCCATGAATATTGTCTCATCCAATAAACCGAATGATGAACATTATGAAATGCTTGTCTGAAGGTTGACCCAACATCAACATCCATCTTTCCTGTTGATGAAAGAACTAAGTCATTATTAACCATTAAGGTATAATCTGAACCAACTAAGATATTTTTTGATTTTAAAATTCTTTCTTTGAATGAATTATAAAGAATATGAGTTTCTTTACCAAAAGTTTCTGATAGTTTAGACTTTGTAGACAATTCAGAAACTTTTCCATCACGAGTAACATCAACCCTTCCATGAACGAATGTTTTTTCTTGAGGAGAAAATTTTACAGTATAAGAATCTCCCCATGTTTTTTTATATTCATGACCTTTACCTTGAAGTCCCCATTCTTGATAAGAGTGTCCGGGGGAAAACATCTGCTGTACTCTTTCATGAAAAGGGGTATCATCAATCTCAGAAATTATTCCTCCTTCAGACTCAAAAACCATATTATAAGGATATATTGTATTTCTTTCTGATTTTGGTTCTTCCCATGTAGATGTTTTTGATGATGACATTCTATCGTGTGCAAGTCTAATTCCCTTTTGTCTATCCTTTTCTTTTCTACCCTCTTGGGTATCTTCTACTTTCTCACCCCTAGCAAGTCTATTGTGTTCAGACTCAGAAGCATAAGCAGGGTTTGGATTTCCCGATAGAAATTCTTCATTTGTATCAAAAAACCCTTTTGTTAAATCTACTCCTAAATCCCTTTCCTCTTGAAATTTATCTTTATCTTTTAAAGGAACACCAAAGGCATTTTTTGATGTTTCTGCTTTAAATGATTTTCCTTGAATAGAACCTAAGATAAGAGGTTGTTGTTTTGAATCGCCATCAAGAAAAACACCAAAGACCCATGTTCCTGTAGGGATTCCTGAACGGGAAAGACCTTGACCCGCTGAACCAGAATGAGTAGGAGGAATAAGAATAGATGCCCATGGTAAATCATCAGAAGAAAGAACATTTAGATTATCCGTATGAAGTCCAAATATTCTTACTTTTATTCTTCCACATTTCAAAGGGTCATTTCTTGATTCACAAACACCTGTAAAAAAATGTGATGAAAGAATAGAATTATCCATGGTTTAAATTATCTTTTTTTAAATTTAATCGTATTTGTAAAATGGTGGTTTTTGTAAAGTTTTTTCTAAGAAAGAATCTTTAGAAAGTTCTACAGAAGTAAAAATTTCATTGTCTGTTTTAACAGAGTGCCTAACTTTCAAAACAAAATAGGTTCCAGCAAAATGCACATCAGCGGAAAGACCTTCTGCTGTTGCATTTGTGTCTGCTGAATGGAGATATAAATCAAAAAACTTTCCTGCTGTTACTGAAAAATTTCCAGGTATTGTTACTGTAAAGTAATTATTGTTCAATTCCTGAAGTTTCATAGTTCTAAAATTTTTTGTAAACTCAGGAGAAAAATCATCTTTACCCTTTAAGAATAATTCACTTGCTCTTGGTACAACCTTTATAAAGGCATCTGGATAATCAGGAGATTTATATTCTGTTTTTTTCTGTCTAATGTCATTAGACATTTTATCTTCTTTGGGAAATACATTTAGAGAATTTTCTTTGTTTGCTTCTATTCTAGGAATATCAGCATAATGTTCATCATAATTATAAGTAAATTCTTTGATTCTTTTAGAAGTTATATCAAACGTAATTAACTTAGAAGCATAGACACCTTTCTTTAGATTCTCCATGAAATCAAAATCTTTATCTAAAGAATATGAAATTGCAGACATGAATGTATCAAGAGGAGGAAATATTTCTTTTGAATCAAGAAAGAAATTAGTAGTATTGAATAGAATTAATTTATTTCTTTTGTTGTTGCTCTTCTTTTCTAAATCAATCTCTAAATTCATAGGGACTGGTGTATCTTTTGAATGATTGTATTTTTCTAAAATATCAGCCCAACAAATAAAATTAAATTTTCTATTCATAGTTTCAAAAAAGAAATAAGGATTTCCTTTTTTGTTGTTTGAAGCTCTTGATGCCAAAAGATAGAAACAATCAAAGGGATTTAAATTTGGAAAATGAATAGAAAGCTCTTTTTGATTTTTTGAATCAAAAGCAAAGAAATTTTTCTGAGGAGAAAAAGGAACATCTCTCAATTTTTCTTGAGTGGTTTGAGGTGGTTGAATGACGGAATCCATTTCTTCTGAAAATGCAAGAAAAATTGAATTGTAGATTTCAGAGGGTTTTTGATTTAGATAGGTAGTACAAATTCTAGTTTGAAGATTCCAAAGAGCTTCTTTTGAACAAAATTTAATACAATAGACTTGATGTTGTTTTAAAGCATGTGCCTTTTTTTCAAGAGAATAAACACAGAAATTATATCTTTCTCTTAAGACAAATCCCTCACCGTTTTCATAATCTTTATCATCAATAAAATTCCAAATTTCAATTTTTAAATCTTCACCACCTATGATTGGGCCATAAGAAGGAAGATTAAAACTTTCTGAAATAATAATATCTCCAAAGACAACGGGGGAAAATATAGATTCATAAAAATTAAGTTCAAGATAATGTAATCTAAGGTCTAATTCTACTTTAGAAGATGTAGTAATCTGAAGAATAGATATTCCTGATGTATTTGCAACAGAAGCATTTACCGCTGAATTAGTTTCACTCATACATCAAAAATCTCTTGAATTTCTGAAATGATTTGCGAAAGAAATTCAGGGCGAATGATTCTAATGATTCTTCTTTCTTCATTCAATCTTCTTTCATAATAATCATTAGTTATCTTTATGACATCTTTATAGAGTAAAGAATATTTTGATTTTTCATAATAAAAAACATCAACATCATCAAGAATAGTTCCATCAATCTTTTCATAATGATGAACATCAAAAAGGTTTATTCCGTATTTTTCTTTTATAAAATCCGTCATTTCTTGTTCAGATTTATAATTCACAAAAAAAGGATTTTCAGACCTTGTTGATAAAAGAATTAACCAAGAATATTCTGCTGAGCCATAAATTCTTTCAGCTATAGATTCTATAGTTTCCCCTTGAATGACTTCTACTGTAAAAAAATATTTTTCTTGATTTAAAACCTTTTCAAAAAAATCATATCTCTTTGTGATATTTGTTAGAATCATATTATTTTTTATAAAGGTTGGAAAATATTTAAAATAAAACATTCTCTTTTAATATCCTCTATTGATAGATTCTTTTGTTACATAGGACAATTCAGTAAATTTTAAATCAATGGTATAAAAGATAGGAGCGCCGGTTGTGTTAATAGAGTTTCTATTAGCTTTTCTAAAATCATCTTCTGCTGATGGGTTGTGATAAGAGATAAAATTAAAAGAAGAATCTGCATTATAATCAACGCCTACAGACGTACAGACAGAAGGTTGAAATTTGTGTAACCAAGGATTGTCGGATTGTCCTTCTGTTTTTTCAGGTGAGCTAGTGATATATTTTATTTGAAACACAGAAGGATAAGTAAATAACTTTGCTCCCATGGATTGCAATTTTCCATCTTGGTCAGTAATCAAACCTGAAAACCCAGGACGTGATGCCCATTTGAAGATTTGAACAATATCAATAATACTTTGTAATTCTTTTGCATTTCTAGGTATGAGACGAAAATTAAAATTAAATTTTCTAAAAGATACACCTTGAAAAACAGCTTCAACATAGGGAATTGACTGTAATCCGGCTTGAATAGAACCAGCGCCGGAAAGTCTTGAATCTATATTTTTTGCAGCGGCAATGAAAGCAGAACCCAAAACCTGTTTTCCTGTTTTTTCTAAATTAAGTTCACCATTCCAAATATCTTTTGCAAAGTCAATTCCTGTTGATACTGCTGATAAAGCATTGTTTGAGGAATCGGTCAGTGACCATGTTGATTCATAAGAAACTTGTTGTTTTGTTGGTATCGAAAGAGCAATGTCCGCTATTCTTTGTTGATTAGGGGTTGAAACAAGGTCTTGTGTCCCATCTCCTGAAAGTCTATTGTATCCACCGCCTTTATAAGTAAAGATAGAAAATTTTATAATATTCCCAAGATTATCTTTTTTTGAATTACCTAAATTTTCAGGAAATCGAAATAATTTTGTTCCTGATGATGAACCTGCTGAAGCTATTTCTTTTCCTAGATTAGACCCAACGCCTTTAATAATTGTATTATCATCTGTCGCTTGAATAGTTCCATTATCCGCCATTGTAGTATTATTCTTGTTTTAAAAGAGAAGATTTGTAAGTTATTTATTTTAAAATAAATATTTTCTAAAATAAAAAAGGAATTTGTTTTGTGCAGAAAGTATATAAACTAAAGAAGCCGGAAAAATATCTTGGAAATCCTTCTCTAATCATTGCTCGTTCGTCTTGGGAATGGAGTTTTCTAAAATTTTTAGAAGAATCTCCAATGATAAAATATTTTTCATCCGAAGAATTAGCCATACCTTATTTTCTTTTGACAGATAAAAAGTTTCATAGATATTTTCCTGATTTTATTGTTGAATTAATAACAGGTGATAGATTCATTATCGAGATAAAACCTTTTGAACAGCGTATTTGTAAAAATAAAAGACATCAAATTATTTTTATTAAAAATCAATGTAAATGGCAAGCTGCAACTGAAGTTGCAAAAAACAATAATATTACTTTTATTATTCTTGATCAATATGACCTTAGACGAATAGGAGTAAAGATTTCACTTTCATCAAGAAAAATACCTAAAGAAAAAATACTTTTTGAACAAACAGACCCTTACAGTAAATCCGTAGAAAAATTAACTACTCCTTTACTTCTTTTGGAAAAAGCTAAGAATGGCAAACAATCCTAGATCAAAAACAGCGAATGATAATATATTTGACCATAAAAATATAGATATTAATAGCATATCATCTGCATCATCTATTGTTTCTAAAATGGCAAAATATTCATTTGCTAGACAAAATAGATTTATTATTGAATTTTCTTTACCTGTCTATGTTTATGAATATGTAAAATCAAGAGATAGCACATTTTCATCAGGTATTGATTCGGAAAGGTTTAGAGCTTTAAAATTTAATTGTCATAGGGCATCTACTCCCGATAGAAATATTTCAGTATTAGATATTAGAGATTCTTCACACAATTCTTTAGTAGCATCATTTGGTAGTTTGAATAACACGATTTCTCTTTCTTTTATTTGTTTTGCAGATATGAAAGAAAAAGTTTTAATGGATTATTGGTATGAGTACATATTTTCTCAAGAATCAAGAACGATGATGTTTTTAGATGACTATTCTACAACTATTACTATGTATCAATTAGATGGTAAAAATAAACCAACTTATGGAATAAAAATGCTTTCTGCTTTTCCTTCTAATGTCCAAGGTTCACAATACGACTATCAGCCTTCTTCTATGCCTGTTAATTTAGATGTAAGATTTACATTCTCAGAAATAGAAACATTTGATTATATTAATTCATCAAGAACTTCTGATAGTAAATCTTCTAACAGGTCGAAAATGATATGATTAGAAATTATGTATCTTGTTTTCTTCCAGTCCAAGAAAATGAAAGATTAAGAGATATTTCTATTCTTTTTACTGATGAAGAAAAAGAATCAACAAAAATTAATGCTTCAAATTACACACCTTCTATTCCATTCATTGAATTCATTGCTGTTTCTTCTTTCTTCGGAAATATTTCAAGTTTAGAAGGAAGAATTTTTGTTTCTTCAATCTCAGAAGCTAAAGCAGAAGTCATTTCTGCTGAAATCATCAACGACCAATTATTTTTAGAACTTTCATTCTTTTCTTCATTGTTTTTCTATAAGAATGAGGATATTGTTTCTTTGATGAAAGAAGGTGAAACATCTTCTATTACACTAAGAGTTTTAGAACGACATTTTAAAAGACCTGAAAATCTATTAGTATCTTTAGAAGATAGAAATAAAATAGATATATTAAAAAACAACGATAGGTTTAAATTAAAGTCTATTAAATCTTCTTCATTCAATCATGAAAACAACCTTATCTTGGTAAAAAATTTATTTACAAAAAAGACAGAGATTATTTTCTTTCAAGAATCAAATCAAACTTCAATAATATAAAAACAAAAATAAAAAAAGGAAACTAAAAATTTATTATGATGAAATTACCCTTGATTTCTTATCCAACTTATTCTGTTAAATTACCTATTTCTGATACTATTGTTAGATATAGACCTTGGGTTTCTATTGAAAATAAGAAGTTTTTAACAGCTTGTCTCTCAAAGAATAAAATTATTATCTTTGAAGCAATTATTGAAATCTTAAAAGAAACAACATTCAATGCTATTCCCTTAGATGATTTACCTTCTGCTGATATTGAATATCTTTTTATAAAAGTTAAGGCCGCTTCTAAAGGTGAAATTATTGAATTAACCTATGCTGCAAATCAAGAAAGAGACGGTATTGATGAACTCATTCCCGTTGAATTAAATCTTCTTGATGTAGAATTAACTCCCCTAGAAGAGAAAACAATTCATCTTTCAGGTGGAATTGGTGTTGAAATGAAATTTCCATCCTTTACAGATTCTTTGAAGATTGAAGAATTAGAAGATGAATATGAAAAAATAGCACATCTTGTTGATTTTGTTTTTGATGAAAAGAATGTCTATAAAGTTGAAAACAAGTCTGGTGAATTCGATGTTTCTTATAAAGAAACTACAGAATGGTTGAAAAAGTTGTTAGATACTGATTTAGAAAAAATTATAAAATTTACTACTTCACTTCCTACTATCAGAACAACTATTTCTTTCTTTTTTGGAATTCCACCTATAGAGAAAAAGATTGAATTAGTAGGACTCCATGATTTTTTTCTATAATTGATAAGGAGGATAATTTATTTTCATTTTACAAAACAGATTTTGAAATGAAACAATACGGTGGTTATCTTCTTTCTGAATTAGATTTAATGTTTCCTTATGAAAAGGAAATTCATCTTGGGATGTTAGTGGAAAAAATTAAAAGGGAAAATGATGCTATAAAAGCTCAAAGAAAAGGGAAATAAAGAAAAATGATTCATACATTACCGCTACCAAGCATAATAACAATTCCTAAAAAAAGGAGAGGTAGAAAGAAAAAAAATGATTCTTTAGAACAACAACCAAAGAAATCATTTATTTCACTCTTTGGTGGGAAAAATAAACCAAATGAAAATCTTGAAGAATCTATCTCTTCTTCTTTATCTCCTCTTTCTATTCCAAAAAGAGAAAATATTGAAACTTCTTTGGAAAACATAAATTCAAATTCTCTCAATCGAAAAAGTGACCAGTCTTTATTGCTTCTTAAAGAAATTTCTGAAACACTTCATCATTTAGATAAGACTACAAATTCACTAGAAAAAAAAATAGAAGCATTCACTAAAGTACCTCTTACAAAGAAAGAAAGTAATGATGATAAAAAGATAGATAATAAAATTTCTAAAACCTTTATCAAAGAATTAAAAAAAGATATAGTTGTTTCTATTTCATCTGTATTAAAAAAATCTATTCCTTCTTCTTTTTCAAAAATACTTTCAAAAAATATTTTAAATGAATTAAAATCTAAAAATGTTCTTTTTCCTGAAAGAGAAACTAAAGGTAAAGAAAATATAAATCTTTTTCCTTCCTTTTCTTCTATGCCTTTATTATCATTAAAAAATGAAGAAGAAAAGAAATCTTTTCTTTCTTCAAGAAATAATAGGGATGAAAAAGAAGAAGATAAAAAACTTTCATCATCTTCTAAAGATGAAGGTTCTTCTTCTTTAGTTGAAAAAGCTATAGAATTATTTGTGGGATATAAAGGCTCAAAACTTTTACTTGAGAAAGGAGGTGGATTTATAAAATCTTTTTCAGGAGTAACAGAAGGTTTAGGAATTGGTGGTGAAGCAAGCAAAGGATTGGGAGTAGTTTCAGACGCTACGAAAGGTTTAAAATTTGCTTCTTTTTCAGCAAAACCATTTTTAAAAGCTATTCCAATTTTAGGTGAAGTTGTTATGGCGGTTGAAGGATTTGCAGATAACTATGATGAGATTTCAAAAACTGGAAAGGTTTCTTTCAATTCTCTTGAAAAAAGAGTAGAAAATAATTCATCAAAATTATTTGATACAAAATCAGATTTACTTTCAATATCTAGGTTGGAAGGAGCATTTGGACTTTTTCAAAATGCAATCATTGATTTACCCCTTACTCTTTCTACAAACTTAGTTTCATCTTTAGATTCTCTTTCCGGCGGCGCTATAACTTCTTTTGGTGATAAAATAGTAAATTCCCTTGTTTCCTATTTTCATCCCATAGAAGATTCTACTTCAAAATCAGGTCTTTCTTCTTCAACAAAAGACAAAACCCTCAATACTCAATCTGGATTTCCTTCATCAATAACCGTTGTAAAACCTGATTCTGGATTTTCATTTCCTCAGACAACACTTAATACTCAATCCGGGTTTTCTTCACCAAGTTCTTTTCTTGATACTTCTAAAAAAAGTAGCTTTAGCAGTAATAACAAAAGTAATGCTATAGAAACTTCTTCATTTTCAAGTCTTGAAACAAGCATCAATGATATTAATAAAACTTTTGATGAAAATAAGAAAAATATTTCATCTTCTGACCTCCTTTCAAATCTTGAAACAAGAATTAATGAAGTTAATAAAACATTCGTTGAAAGTAAGAATGATTCTTCAGAAGTAGATACTAAAAATGTAATAGAAAAATTAAGAATAGAAATAGAATCTATAAGTAACACTCTAAAAGAAAATAATAAAACTTCCTTATCTCTAAGAAAAATAGAAAGCGATAATACTACTCGTTTAAATGAAAATTTAAAAGACAATCTAATATCATCAACAACAAATGATTCTTTAATACCTAATAATACTAAAGATTCTTCTTCTAATTCTTCAGATACACAAAATTTAACATCTAAACCATCTTTACCTTGGTATAAAAATTTAAATCCTATGAAATGGAATTGGAGTCCGGTTACAAAACCTGTAGATAATTCTATTAATTCAACAGTAAAAGATGTAAAACAATATGTATCATCTCAATTTTCTGAAAACAGAGAAGAAGATAATTTAAAAAATTTACAAGCATCACAAAATCAAGGAATCAATAAGATTGAACAACAACAAGAGAATCAAAAAAAATCTGAAAAGGATTCTTTAAATTCATATCAAAATAAAAATAATCTTTCTGATATAAGTTTGGGGTTAGACACTTCTTCAGAAGAAAATAAAAGAAGAACTGTTAATCAATCAATCTATGACATCTTACCTTCTTCAAAAGAATCTTCACTAGAAAAATTGATGAATCAAACTTCAATTGCAATGAATAATAAAATTGAAAGTTCTAATCCTGTAATTATTCCTATTCCACCACCAACAGTTGTCGTTCAACAATCAAATTCTGATTCAAAGAAGCCTATTTCTCCTTCTTCTCCAGACCCTTCTTCACTTCGAGATTTAATGAGTTCAGGAAACAGATTTGCTTTCTCTTAATTAAGGAGAAAGAGAGAAAGCAATAGAAAATAAAAACCCCACATCCTAAACAATCTAGGAAGTGGGGTTATTTTTTAGTTTAAGATGATAATGTTCTAAAATTAGAATGGTGAATATTCATCTTCATCAGCAGTATCTTTCTCTTTAATTTTATTTAAAAAGGCATTAAACTTATCTGCTTGTGAATTAGATGAAGAAGATTGGTCTTTAATGTTATCATCATCATCACTATATGATGATTCTGAACTATAACCTGTATTAGTACCAGTTAAATTCTTTTCTTCAAGGATTACATCAAAAAACCTCTTTTCTAAGATATTAAAATCTTTGTACATATTTGGAGTAAAAAAGGAATTTAAATCATATTGACATTTCCAAATTTTTTCTAAAACTTCATCATCTTGTGAGAGTGCCGATGGTGGGTCAAAAGAAGAAGAATCATAAGACCTTTGTTTTGCAACATTACGAATCTTCATTCTAAAATTTGCACCTTCCCAAAAATCGAAAGGTGAAAATTCTTTTGAATCAGGAAAGACAGGATTCGTACAAGCCTTAATCATTTCTAATATTTTTGTTCCATAAGTAAACAAAAATACCTTTCCTTCATTTTCAGGATTCTTTGGGTCTTGAATAACATAGATATTTGAAACAATTCTCTTCTTTCGTTTACGTTCACGAACAATAGCTTTATTTGATTCAATACCTGTATTCCAAAGAATATTATTCTTATCACATACAGGACATGGTTTTCCAATTGAAGTTGGGCAATTCTCAATAAACCACTTTCCCGTTAATTGATTCTTAAAAGCATGTGTATAATAATTAATGAAAGCAGGAGAATCATCAGTAGCTTCTGAAGGAGGAAGAAATCTAATGATTGCAAATCCATTTCCGTTTGCATCAACTGTTGGTTTCCATTGTCTATCATCTTCGTAGGAACGTGATGAATCTTTTGCAAAATCTTTCTCAAGCATTGAAATAGAATTTTGTTTCTTTAAAGCAGCAAATGATGATGAAATAGCCATTTTTTTTATTTCCTCTATGGGATAAATTATTTTATTTGTGAAACGTGTCTTTAATTGAAATGTGACTAATTATGTTTCTAAATCATTTTATAACGAAATTTATTTATTTCTAAAACTTTATACTCCTTTTGCTTTTTTAACAAGTTTTCTTAATTCATCTGATGAAAATTTTACCTTTTCTTCTTTAGAAAAAGAAAGAGCATGAAGAATTCTTTCTTTTCCTGAATAGGGTTTCATAAAAGAAGAAAAGTTTGAAATGTTAATATTATATTCAAAAATATGCCTTGGGCAATGTTTCCAAGAAACAAAAATATTCATTTTTTTAAAATTTTCCTGTTGTACCAAACCCTTCAGAATTTCTTTGTGTAATCCTTGTGAATTCGTTTACAACAAATCCTGAATTTACTTGAATCTTTGGTAGAAAAAATGCTTGGGCAATACGTTGTCCTGGTTCAATGATTTCATATTCCATGGTTTTGTTAGAGATAGAACAAAGAATTTGACCTTGAAAATCACAATCAACAATACCAAAAGCATTAGTAAGACTAAATTTATTAGAAAGAGAAGAACGAATTGCTAAACAAATTCCAAATTCAACATCTTCATTCCATGCTTGAATTGCAATTCCTGAAGGAATTCTAACGATTTGATTGCTGGTCAAAGGGCCGATTTCAATAGGTTCTTCTATGACTGCAAACAAATCAAATGCCATAGCCCCTGAAGTTTTATAAGGAAATGAATAAAGTCCTGAGTTAATATCAATTATATTCAACTTTTCTTGCAAGGGTTGATTGAACAACTTTACTTCTACAAAAGAAGGAATTAATGACATCATTTTATACCTCTTTTTCTGAGATAAAATATAGAATTAAAAAATTTATAAACTTATTACTTTCTAATAATCCCTAAAAGGAATTCTCTAACAAATGGAGTTATTGCTCCTTTCATATAAGAAACATCACGGTCTATAATATCTTCATTTTCTTTATCCTTAACAAAATCATTGAGTATATCATTAAGATACATACCTAGTATCTTACCAAAATTTTTCATTTCTACTTCTTCAAGACCAATCTTTGAAACTAAAGAATTATATCTGTTTAAATTAATATATTTTTCTTTTATCTCAGAAATCCATTCTGATAGTGTTCCTTTATTTTCTATTTCCTTTGGTTCTTTATAAGAACGACATTTCATATTTTCAGAAAATAATTCATATTTGTTCTTAAGTATAACCCGTTCTGAATTTCTTGCAAGTATAATTTCTTCTTCAAAGGGTCTAATTACTAATCCTTCTGCAAAATTATTTTCAAAATTATAACCGAAAGATTTTGCTACTTCTGATAAAAATTTCGGTGAAAACTTCAAACATTCCCTTAATGTTCCTTTTACTAAGATTGGACAAATAGGTATTTGAACATTAGAAAGATATTCATTACAGATAGATAAAGGTAAGAATGTTTGATTGTTGATTAAAATATCAAATCCCATAAATTCAAGGTCTGGTGTGTAAAAAACTCCATCTTGAACCTTAGAGATTTTTGATTGAATCAAATTATTTGAAGAACCACCAAATAATTCACCGTAGACTTGAATTTGATTGATTGTTTCATTTAGATGCTCTTTAAGCATTTTAAAAAGTATAATAACATTATCTTTATACTTTTCAAAAACAATATGAGAAGAAAAAAATGATTCTTCTTTTGAAATAAATCCACTTCTTTTTCCACAAACAACATCAATCCCATTAGTTATAAATGAAAAATTTGCACCGTGAATTTTTTCAGAACCAACCCAAACAAGATTAGGTGAAGTGTTAGATTCAATCTTTATTATATTTTTTTCTCTGTATGAATTTTCAATAGAAGAATATTTTGAAAAGATTATATTGTTTGACATATTAATTTCTCTTTTTAATTTCTTGCCAAGCAAGAACATCTGATGTTAGTGTATAAACTACTCTTTTAATATCAAATTCAGTTATACATCTCAAACAACCAGTACATGGATATGAAAGTCCCCAACCATTTATGATAGAACCATCTTTTCTTTGAAAAGACCTAACTCTACAAATATAGAGTGTAGATTTTGAAATCTCTTCTAAAGAAGATCTTTTTAGCGCACGGTGAATAGATGAAACTTCAGAATGAAGATAGATAGTTTCTTCTTTTCTCCTGTATTTTTTTTGAAAAGGATGTGATTTTAAAGTAGCAAATCCAAAGGAAAGAATTTCATTTTTCAGAACCAACATAGAAGATATTCTTACATGAGATACTTTCGGCAATTCCCATGCTATATCAGACAATATTTCAAATGCTCTTTTATCTTTCACATTTGCCTACATTTTTTTGTTTAAAAATTTAATTAAATCTTTTATAAAGAATCCCATAACAAAACCGATAAAATAATTTAATATAATCCAAATAAAAAGAATATAATAAGATGTCATAGAATTATACTTTAAGAAATTATTTTAGAAATAGACAAAGAAGCTAGATATTCTTTTGCTCTTTCAATAGAAACAGAACCAAGAAATAATTTGAAAAGTATTTCATATTCTTCTTCAGATAATTCATCTGGAAAATATTTTCTAAGTTCTTCAGGAGAAATAATTCTTTGTTTAACATTGTTAAGTAATTGATCAATAATTGTTGCAATTGTCATTTAAATCTCTCTCTTTTTTAAGAAGAAAAAAAGAAACGCTTTTTTAAAAAAGCGTTTCTTTAAACGAAACAGTCTTAACTTTTCTATTGTGAATAGTTAGGTTTGTTCCTTGTAAAAAGAAAATCTTTTTAATAACCTTTTAGGAATTCTTAGTGGATAAATCTCATAAAGATTAAGGAGAATTCCTAAAAGAATTCCTATACCAAATAATTAAAGTGATAATAAAATAAACAAGATAGATTTCATCGGAATTAAACCTTTAGTATTTTTAAAAACAGTGATTTAAGGTAAATCATTACCTTACACAAAGGTTCAACAACAAACTTTGAAAATAACTCTTCAAACAACATATAACTCCTCACAAAAAAACTTTCAGGAAATATCAAAGGTTTAAGTTTAAAATCAGACAATGAAATTATTTTTCTTAAACATTCTATTAATGCTCCTATTTGTTCAAATAGGAGCAATGTTAATATGAATATTAATAACATTGATAATAACATAAAACTTTTATTCTTTCTTTGAAAAAGAAGATTGGCGAGAAATAATTTCCTTCATGATAGGGTCAACAATTAATGTTGAAAATAAACCCTTAAACAATAGAGATAATTCTGTAAGGTTTTGTCCAATGACAATTCCAATTACAAAAACTGCAACAAACATTAAGAAATACAACATAGTAATTTACTCCTTTTTTGAAAGATTTTTAAGAACATAATTTTCAATTTCTTTTTCGTTTGAATAAAAGAATTTCAAATATTTAAAAAAACCTGCAATGACTATAAACAAAATCAAAATTAATAACAACAATTTCATTTTCTTCTTACTCCTCTTTAGAACTTGTTAAAAACAATATAACAGAAAAATAGAAAAAAGCAAGAATTAGAATATTATTTTTTCAGATAATGAATTTAGAAAAAATCCTCTGTATATAACCATCTATATCATTTTCTTCTTCAGGTGGTATATACATTAAAAGAATGTCTTTATTTACAAAATAAATTTTACAAATTTTCCAATCTCCTGGATATATCTCCATAGAAACTATATTATCTACATTTATATAATGAATTTGTTTTCTTGTGTCAAGAACTCTTAGTAATTTAGCCATATTTAAAATGAACCTCTTTTATAAAAATAAGTAAATTAAAAAAAATTACTGTAGATAGAATTTTGTTCTAAAAATGTTTCCATTTCAAACATTTTATCTAAACAATCCTGTAAAGAAACAGGGTAATAATTCCAAAAATCAACTCCCACATCTAATCTTCTTTGTTTGTAATGAGGAAAATAAGTATATTGATTACAATGAACATGTCCATGAAGATGATAGGCTCCTTTTGCTAACCTATTCCATGAAGATTTTGGAAAGTGAGATAATAGAAATATTTTTTCTTCACAAGATATAGATAATGATTCTTTTACTTGATTCCAATGCTTAGATTTTTTAATTTCACGATTATCATGATTTCCTTGAATTAAAATTTTTATTCCATTTAATCTTGAAAGAATAGATTCTGATTTTTCTTTCGAGAGATTATCAAAAGAAAAATCTCCAAGGTGATAAACTTCATCATTACGTCTAACTTTAGAATTCCAATTTAAAATTAATGATTCATTCATTTCCTCTATAGTTAAGAATGGGCGTGAACAATACTTAATTATGTTTGAATGAAAAAAATGTGTATCTGAGACAACAAATGTCTCAGATAATCCTTTTATAGATTTTCTCATGACCTAATTAAATCAACTCCTTTATCCAATAATTCTATTAGAGTTTTTTTTACCATTTCACCTACAAGATTTATAAACTTTTCATCATCTAAGTAAATGATATGATTATCATCTTCAAAAACTATTTCATAGGAAAGAAATGAATCTTCATTTTCATCTATCTTTTCTGAGAACTTAAAATCAAAAAGATTGAAATTAATATGACTATATTCATCATCTGATAGATGAATAGAGAATTGTTCATTAAAACAAATTTCGTTATTAACACACACTTCGTTATCTTCTGAAACAAGATTCATAGTTTTTATCCTTTTTTATTTTAAGTAATAGGCTATTGCTTTTAATAATGATTCTTTTGTTAATTCTTCTTTTTGATTTTCAAAAATTAATTCCATAATACATCTCATAAAATCACATTCATCTTTATGAACTACTGAAGAATAACTAGATTTTATAAAATAATCATCAATATCTCTTTCTATCTGTGCTGTTGCAAAATCTAATTGTTGTTTTGTTTTTATTGATTTATTTTTAATTAAGGCTAAAACTTTAATGAGAGATTGATTTATTTCACAATAGGAAATTTTTTTAGGAAAATTTAAAAAAAATCTTGATATGATTTGAAACATAGGGTCTTTCTTTACTTCACTTACGAGCATAAAAGGGGTTTGATTCATTTTAAAATTGTTTTCCTTTTTTCCCTTTTTTAAAAAAGGGAGTAATAAGATAAAGAGTTTTAAATTTCATCTAAATCTATAATCAAAGAAAACTTATGATTTTGTTCTTCATCATTTTTAATTTCTCGATGATAACCATAAGGATTACAAACAACATTCATTCTTTCTTTTAACTTATAAGAAAATTGTTCATGAACATGACCATGAACATAAAGTAAAGGTAGATATTCTACTTCAATTTCATCTAAAACAGGTTGCACATAGTAAGGAACTATTTTTGAATCAAGATATTTTTTAGGTATAGAAAGAGAACAAAATGAAAAATGAGAAATAAAAATTACTTTTTTTCCTGAGAAAAATTCTAAAGAAGATTTTAACCAGTTCTTTGTTTTTAGAAATTCATCATGACATTTTTTCTTAGTAAATTTTTCAATGAATTTAAAATCATTACTATATTTCTGAATATCGGGAATATCAAGAGCTGGCGACCAACCTGTTGCACCTAAAAAAACAACATCATCCAACACAATTGATTTTTTTTCCAAGAAAAAAACATTAGATTTAAACTTATGAAAAAAAGATTCTGTGTCTTTTCTTAAAGACACAAAAGATTGATTGTAGTATTCATGATTACCATAAACAAAAATAACAGCCTTATAAACATCTGCATAGAAAGACAGACAAAATTTTAAGGCTTGGGAATTTCCCACATCTCCAGCAATGATAAGAACAATATCCTTACTATCTTCAGGTATATAAAGAGGAAAGGTTTTTGTTAAAAACAATTTATTAATATCTAAATGTAAATCTGAAATGATTTGTACTTTCATCTTCTTTTCATCCTCACTTTTATCAAAATTTAAACTCTAATATATCTTAATATATTTTATTTTATAAATCAACTACTATTTTCAATTTTTGATGAATTTTTTTGAATTGAAGAAAATATATCAATAGGAAATCTTAATTCTTTTTCGTGTTCAAATGAATCATTGGCTGATGAAGCTATTGAATTTAATAATTCATGTTTTCTTGAATAAGAGAAATGTCTAATGTGAGGTAATCTTTTTCTATGTAATTTCATAAATGTATTGATTTTTTAAAGAGAAAGAACATTCTTTACTTTTTCCGATTCAAAAGAAAGAAAAGGAATATATTTTTCTATAGAGAACTTTAATTCTAAAAAAACAATATCATCACTATTAAGAGGAAACAAAGAATAGATTAAACACAATGATTCTAATGTCAATTTCTTATTATAATAAAGATAAAGTAATTCTCTTATATTGTTTTCTTTGAATATATTTACAAGAGGTTTATGATGATTTTCTTCATAAGCAGAACATTGCAATCTAAGTATATAATATTTTTCTTCACAACATTGTTTCCATAAATTGAATTCATCTTTTGCAGTCTCAGAAAGAAAAAAAGAACAATGAATTTTTGGAACCCTAGATATTTTTGAAAGAAATAAACCCAAACATTCATCATAAGAATAAAGTTTTCCTAGTTTTTCATAAATCCAATAATCCTTATGATTATTCTTTAATTTTGTGAAAGTTCTTCCTTTACTTCTAAAAAAGGAATAGTTTTCTTTTAAAAAATGAAAAGATAATGATTTGAATAAATTATAACATTGTTCAGGTGACATAGAACTTATTCTATTGTTTAGAAACAATCATTAAAATTTGTTTGAGTAAAATGCTCTTTTAATAATCTTAACTTATTTGCCTCAGAAGTAATTTTTAAAAGAAGAGATTTAGATAACATATCAACAATTTCATCTTCATCTACTTCATTCTCTTCACAAAAATATACAATAGTATCTATATAAGAATCATTATGAGATTTTCTATTCTTTTCAACATATAATTCAAAAGATTCCTTTGAGAAAAATTTATCATCTTTGATTAAAGTTTCTGCAATAGTAATAGTATTAGACATTTTATTTTCTTTTTTAAGTTCTAATAGTGTCATTAATATTAGGATTGATTCTTTTATAATGTTTCTTCATGGGTTCAAGAATCCCTTCTCGAAAATCAGAAGGAACTTTTGACCTATGATTAATACCAGAAACTAGATTCGGTGAAGGCATTTGAATCTTTGCTGCTTTTGAAAAACAAGATGGACACTCTTTCAGAATATCCTTCACATCATCATAAACACAAATTTCTTCAAAAACAAAATCACATTCATTACATTTGAAATCATAGATTGCCATATTGTTTAATTATCCTCATTTTCTGTTAAAACCTCATCAGTATAATTTTGATTCTCTAATCGTTTTTCTTCTCTTAGAATATTTCTAAAGGTTTTTATTCTATTGTGAAGAGTTCCGAAATACTTTTCAGGAGAAAATAATATAGGTTCATGTGTTGTATCACTATAAGAAAATAAAATTAAACCTTTGTTAATTTCTAAAGAAAATAATTCATGAACCATCAAAGAATAGATTAAGATTTGAAGAGCATAATCTTCACACCACTCTATTCTTTTCTTTTTCTTTGAAGTTTTTAAATCACAAACTATAACATTTCCTTCTTTATCTTTATAAACTAAATCAACTGAACCTGCTAACTGTAAGGTATGAGAATAAACCATAATCTCAGAACCTAGAAAAACATCTACTTTTTCTTCTAAAAATTCTTTTATAGGAATAAACCTTTCTTTGAGATAATCATCGCCATCAAACAAATCTTCAGAGAATTTATTTAAAAGAAATAATTCAAAAATACGATGTAACTTTTTTCCAAATGTTGTTGCTTCTTTTGATACTTTATCAGCTTCATCTTTTCCAACTCTCTTTCTCCAATCATTTAAGGTTTTTTTATCTTTTTCAGATTTTGTCTTTGAGAGAAATGTTGTAACAGACGTATATTTTTCTCCTCCTTCCAACTCATAATATCTTCTATTTTCAAGAGTTACTTGATTTATGTTTGCCGATTGTAAAATTGGTGAATTAAATTCTTTTTTCATTTTTTCTTTTTAATTATTTTTATTTGTCTCTATGTATATAGTATAGAGACAAATCAAAAAACAACAATATATTTTTTTATCTTAAAAACAAGAAAAACAAAAAAGTCTAGGTTTGCCAAAAAATGAATTTTTTTAATTTTTTTCTTGTTTTAATTCAAAGACTTACGAGGGTCATTTTTACGTTTTTTTAAGGGGTGGTAGTCTAGATACCCCTTTTTTTCAAAATTTTCATTTTTTTAAAAACCTCTTGAAAAACAAAGGGTTATTTTTTTAAAAAAAATGAAAAAAAATCACATAAATATATAGGCAAGTGATTCAAAGAGGAACTTGGAAACTTCAAAGAAAGACCTTTCCTTTTTATGTTTATCTATTATTTTATTTCTAAAAATAAACTCACTTCATAGTAAGGAGAAGCTATTATGTTTTATAAAACTCAATCTACTACCTATCCTTCACAATTAACTATTCCTGAATCTTTTTTCAATGTAGTTAGTAATATGGATACGGCCTTTAAAGAAACTTCAAACAATTATCCTCCTTTTAATCTTATTCAAATCGGAGATAATAATTATAGGATTGAAGTTGGATTATCTGGTTTCAAGTTATCTGAATTAGAAGTTATTAAAGAAGGAAATTTACTTTCTTTGAAAGGAAATCCTAAGAAGAAAGAAGAAACTGAAGCTGTAAAATATCATCATAGAAAACTTTCAAAACGTTCCTTTAAATTAGATTTTACTTTGGGGAGGGATGTTTTTGTTGAAGATGTTTACCTTGAGGATGGAATTCTTTTTATTAATTTAAAACGAGTCATTCCAGAAGAAATGAAACCTAAGAAGTTTGAAATTTTTCAAAGACCATACTTAGAAGAAAATGATAGTTCTATTATCAAAAAAATTGAAGATAAGGTTGAATCTCTTTCTTCTGAATAATCTATAGAAATTGTTTGAAAAAAAACTCACATCATTTAAGGTGTGAGTTTTTTTTTGGTTAAAATTATTCTTTCTTTAAACTATTTTTTCCATGAGGTTTGATCAATAGTTTCTAAACCTAATTTATTTAAAATGAAAGAAAGTGTTTCCTTGTTTTTAAAAACAAAATCAGAATGAATAATAAAATCATTTTTTGTTAAAGAATTTATTAGCTCCTTCTTTGAAAGAGAAGGATTGAAAATTTCTTTAACTTCTTTTTCAGATAATTTTAAAATATCATCCTTTGAAAAAATCTTTTTTTCATGAAAAGAAGATGTTTTAGGAGTTATATTTTCAAATATCTTAAGAAGTATTAAAGCCTTTGGATTTAACCAAAGAGCTTGTGTTTTAACTTTCTCATGAATTATTCCATATCCGGGATCAATCAATCCTAAAATTTCTAAATCTTTAAAAAGAATTGATCTCCACTTTGTTGTATTGATATTACTATGAAGAGATTTTTCTGTGAGATAAAGAGAAAGTATTTGAGTAAATGAAAATAACTTTGAAGCAGGTTTTTCTTTATTTAATTTATAGGTATCTAAGATAAAAGAAGAAAATTCATCCCAAGATTTAAATTCTTTTTCTCTAAATCCTTTTCCAATGATAAATCCATAAACAACATGCTTAAAAGATTTTTCTGAATTTGAACCTTGAGAATCTAAACCTTTCAATAAAATTTCTGTTCTCCATGATTCTTGTTTTAATTTTTTATAAGCCGGGTCTGAATATGGAGTTTTCTTTAATTTATCTTCTATGAAAGATAGAAAACTTTTAACTCTCGCTTTCTTTTCTTCTCTTTCTTCTTCTCTTTCTTCTCCATGATTCAATGATTGATTGATAATCATAGATGAATAGATAGATTCTAATCTTTTTAAATCTTCTTTAAAATCATCTTCTGAATAAGAATCAAAATGAATAATTCTTTTTGATGTATCTTTTACAATAAAAACACAAATAAACTCTGCTTTGTTTTGAAAAGGAATAGAAGAAAAATCTTTTGTTTTTTTAATAGAATCAAAATAATATTGTAAAGGATATGAATAGATTCCAATAGGAGTTTCATAATAACGATTAATAGGATTAATACCTAATTTATGTACATTTGTAAATGTAAAATAAGTTGTCTTAGGGTCACAAGATAAAAGATAATCAATAACTGATTTATCCTTTGAAAGAACAAGTTGTTCAGGACTTCTTTCTAAGAGAAATACTTTAAATGTTTTCATAGTTTATTATTTCTGTGTTCTTATCATTTCTAATAATTCTTTTGTTGAACCCTTAAACATAATATTATTTTGAATATTTGTTTGATTTTGAGGATTACTATTTTCATTCTTTTGTTTCTTATTGTTTCTTATAGTAGATTTAAATTCATGTAAAGAAAGAAGGTCTTTAGCGGCTGATGAAATAGCAGTAATGAGTGTAGAAATAGCTTCAAATGCACGGGGAGAATCTGTTTTATTAGAAAGGTCAACAATACTTTTCATTGTTGTTTTAGATGTTTCTAAAACAGAAGAGATTGAATCTCTAGCTAATTTAAAATCTTCATTCAAAATTTCTTCTTCATCTCCTTCTTCTTTGTCTCCTACAAATTCTTTTTCAATATCCGTCAAACAATTTTTATCATTTTGAATGATAATTTCTTTTTTTTCTTCCTCTTGGTATTGCCTAAGAGAAGGGTTAAAAAGTGTAGCAAAGCTTTCATTGCACATCAAATCTTTCATAGTTCTTTTTCTTCTTTTTAAGGTATGCAATCTAACCCAATTATCATTTCTGAGAATTCTTTTACAGGACAAAAAGCAGGAAATTCATCTCTCTTTACTTTAATAACTGTATTCAATTCAGTTACATCCTTTAATGGTATGAACATATCTAAAGAAGTTTCATACATTGTACTTATGAATGAACTAAATGAACTTATTTCTCTTGATGAAATTAAGGATTGAATTTGTTTGTCTGAAGAAATAACATTCAATAAATCTTGAATCATTGCCCATACTTCGTCCATTTTCCCTTGATCAATATAATCCTTTTGAACAACATTTTTAAAATTTGAAACAAATATATCATAAGTTTCAGAAAGAAATTGAATAGAAGGTGGTTCCATTTCATCAGTCCAAACATCTTTTATCACATGAACGTCATTAGCATTAGCATTAAAAGGTATAACTTCAGTTGTGAAAGAAAATATATCATTTGTCAATGAATCATCTTGAAATCCTTCAACAACTATTTTCTTGATAAGTTTTGAATCTATGACTGGATAATAGATAGAACATTCACAAGTAAATGAAATTGTCCAAATAATTAATCTTCTTTCATCAAAAACTCCATCATAAGAATTCATATCCTGATTAATTGAATCTAACTTATAAACATAATCTGTTTTTAAATTTAATCTAGGATTATCTTCAACAGTAATAGTAAAGTCAGGGGAAAAGAAAGGTATAATTTGTTCAACAATCTGAAACATTTCATCAGAATTTTTTGTAATGATAGAAAGAAAGAAGGGGATGATATAAGGAATGGAATTGAATGAAGAAGGAGTTTTTTCTTTTGAACCAAGAGGATATAACTTATGAAGTCTATTCAATTGTTTTGATTTATCAACTTGAGGATCGCCCATCAAAAATCCCATTCTCGGCAATGAGATAGTAATTTCATCCTTATTGTTCAAAGATATGTTTTGTTCATATTTTTGAATTATTTTATCTTTTGCAGAATAAGCAATAGGAACTAAAATGAAATTATCAGTTTCACCTTTTCTTATTGAGAGATTCGTAAATAACTTTCCAAAAATCTTTATGGCATTTTTGAATGTACTATGATAGAAATATGTTGAAAACATTTTAAGTTATTTTAGTTTTATTTGATTTGAATTCCAAAAATATTTTTCCCTGATACTCTATCATTAGAAAAATCATTGAAATCTTGATTATCTTCTAATGCAGGTGAAGCAAATGTTTCTTGTTGAATAGCAAAATGATTTAATACACTCTCATGTGTATCTATTTCTTCATGAGAATAATTCCATGTCTGACATTGCAATTTATAAGTAAAGTTTTCTCCAAATTCTAAGAACGGTGAATTATCCTCAACAAATAAAATTTCAAAGAAACAGTTTGTTAAAGAAAACCAAATTAAATCTCCCTCTTGAGGTCTTTCTGATTTTGTTTCTTCAAAATACCTTTTCATAGAAATGATAAATGTAATTTTATTCTTAACTTCTATTCCAAATTTTGAAATTAATTGTCCCTCTCCCCCATAACCATCAATATTTTCTATATACATTTCCATAAGAAACGCATCTTTGAAAGCCATAAGATTATCTTCACCCAAAATCACATCAATATTTTGAAATGTTTTCTTAACATAGAAACAATTTACTCCAGCAATTTGAATAGTTTCTATAATAATATCTTCAACAAGACTTCTATCTTCAGAAGCTCTATTTTCATAAAAGAAAGGATTAGTTGCCATTTAAAAAATTATTTCATCCTGGTTCTGAAGTTTCATCTGACCTTAAGAAGTGTAACCATTTTAAATGATGTTGCCTTCTTTCTTCATCCGCCTTGTCTTTTGCTGCTAAGAATTCTCGAAAAGATTTAATCATAAAAGAAGGTGTATTACCTTTGTTGTTTTTATTAGTAGAACTATCACTACCATAACTTCTCATTTCAAAATCTGAAATGAAAGGGTTCTTAGAAGAAGAACTTGAATTCCTTTTTAAAGGAGAAGTAGATATAAAATTTACACCTGAGCTATCTACTAAACTCCCTATATTACCTACGTTATTTGTGATTATACTTTCTTCGCTCATTTTATATTATTCCTTTAATTAGAGGACAGTAATATTTTTAATTCAGTTTCAAACCATTTAGAAATAGGTATATCTATCCATTCATCATCTTTCATCAATAAAATACTAATAAGACAAGTTTTAATAATAGATTTGAATTCAGGTTCAGTGATAAAATTATAAATTAAAACTTTACCTGATGAAGTATCAAATGAATTAAAGAAAAGGATTAAATTATTAAGAAATAATCTTAAATTTATTTTCTTAGACAATCCATATCTAACTAATTGTCTTTTTATTATTTTTAGATGATTAATATCTTTCTTAAAAGAAAAAATATTCTTACTTCTAAGATAAGCATTAGAAGCAAGAATGATTTGATCTTCTGGAAGTAATGAAAGATTTATTTCTTCAAAAAAATTCATTTTTTTATAAAGATAAAAAATTAAAAGGGAATAACTGCTGCACAAATATAAAATGAATTATCATCATTTTTTAAAATTTCAAGATGTAGATACCAAGGAATCTCTTTCATATTTTCATCTACTAATTGAACATCATAAATCCATTCATCAACTGAAGGGTCTAATGTAAAATCAGGAACAATGAAACCATATCTATAAAGAATATCAGTAATAGAAATAATTGCACCATAAGGATTAATAGTTCCATCAAAACTGATTAAAGTAGAAGAGAGAGTATTATTGATTTCTTCTGCTTTTTGAAAATCTTCATCCTTTGCCATTAATTCAGAATCTTCAAATTCATCTTCATCTTCATCCATACCATCAAGGAAATTTGATGCAAATTCAGAATCAAATTCATCAAAAGATTCAACAACTGTAGTCATTAAACTTTTTTCTCCTGAATTAGTTTCTTTATCCAAAGAAGATGAAGGAACTACTTTGAAATATCCTATTTTATAATTACCATCATATTTTGTTTCTCCTTCATCATTAGGAAGTTCATCATCTTCAGTTTCATTTTCTTCATCATCATTTTCTTCATTATCTTCTTCTTCATCATTATCATCCTTCTCACATTCATCATCTTCTTTTTCAGTTTTATCTTCACCTTCATCTTTATCACTATCATCATCAAGAACATCATCAAGAACATCACTATCATCATCTTTTACTTCTTTATCATCCTTTTTCATAAGTTTAATTATTCCTTATTTTTTAGAAAAATTTATAATAATGTTATTTTTTTTACAAAAATCTGTAACAACAATCTTAAATTTATCACTAATTCTTTCTCTAATTAATTCATCTGAAACTTTCTTATTTTGAACTTTTAGTTTTAAAAGTTTTAGAAGTTCTTTTGTGTCTCTATCTAACATAGTATTAATAGAAGATACATCAATATCTAAAGAAGCAATAACGGAAGTATTAAATTTAAAATTATTTGTATTGATTGTAATTTCTTCAGGTGGTTCTTTTTCCTCTTCTTCAGAATCATCTTCTTTTTCTAAATCTTTATTTTCTGAAGGTACTTCTTCTGTAGAAGAAGATTCAATATTATCATTGTCATCATTAACATCATTGGTATCTTTAACATCATCAAGTTTAGTATCATCATCTTCTAAATCATTCTTAGAAATGATTTCAGGTGAATCCTCTTGAAGAGGAGTTTCATTTAATGTTGTTTGAATAGATGAATTTTTAAAAAAATCTAAAACTTTATTTTTTTCGCAATAAACTAAAATAGGAAATCTATATTTATCCTTATATAAGGAATTATTCTCAGAAAATTCTGAAACAAAAATAAGATTATCTTCTGTTTTTAGAAACAGGTATTGTGTATATTTTAAGAACTCTTTGAAGTCTAAACCAAACCAATACTTATCATTTGATAGGTTATTTTCAAAAAGCATTGAAGGATTTTGTTTAAATAATTTGTATGTGATTAACATATAGTGATTGTCTTAATGATTTTGCTAAACATTTAAAATATTTAATGTTTTTTAAAATAAATAATTTATTAATTTTTATTAAAATAATCACTTTTTAACAAGGAAAGAAATAAAATCTGATGGGAAAAGAAAGTCATTTTACTTCTATCAACGATTTCAAAAATAAATTTACATCGGTTCGACCAAATTTATTTAGGATTGTCCTTCCTTCCTTTGAATCTTTTCCTTTTTTAAAAAATAACTTTATAAAAACAGATAAAGTAAAAGATATTTATCTTTATTGTAAGGTTGCCGCTCTACCTGAATCTTTACTTGAAGAAATTTCTGTGGCTTATCTAGGTAGATATTTTTATGAAGGAACAGACAGAACGTTTAATAATCTAAATCTAACTTTTTATAATTCACAAGATTTCGCTATTAGGAATTTTATAGAATTTTGGATGAATCATATCAATGGAAATGTTTCAAACCATCAAATAGAAAATATACAAGATGATTATAATCAATTTCTCGATACTATGACTATTCAACAATTAGATAGAAGAGAAAATGTGATTAAATCTTATGACTTTCATGGGTGTTATCCAATTCGTTGTTCAGAAATTGAATTAGATTATTCTCAAAATAACACTTTAGAAGAATTTTCAACAGTGTTTAGATACCAATATTTTGATACTCAAGAACTTTTCAAATAAGTCTTTTTGATAAATAAAAAAAATAAATTTAACAAAAGCATATATTAAAAGGAAATTTACTAAGATGGCAAATAATTCATTAAAGGGAGTTACAGGCTTAAATGAATTTAAACAAGCTTTTCACTCTGTTCGTCCTACTTTGTTTAGAGTTTCAATTCAAAAAACTCCAACTAACGAATTCTTTTTAAATCAATATTTAAAAGGAAAGGAAGGCGATATTTATTTTTATGTAAAGGCGGCATCTTTACCAGCATCAACGTTAGGTGAAATTGAAGTTGGATACATGGGAAGAAAGTTTTATGAACACGGCGATAGAGAGTTTGACCCATGGGAATTGACTATTTACAATTCTCAAGATTTTGCTATGAGGTCATTTTTTGAATCATGGATGGATTCAATGAATTTACATGAGGAGAATCGTCAGACTTACAATGCAAAAGCAGAAGGTGGACATTTTATAGGTGAAGCAAAAACATATTATGAATATATGTTGGATTTAAAAATTCAACAATTAGATAGAAGAAATAATGTTCTTTATACCTATGATATGATTAATTGTTTTCCAACTAAGGTAGGGGAAATTCAAGTTGATTACACTCAGACAAATACTATTGAAGAATTTCCTGTTACTCTAAGATATACTTATTGGACTGCAAGGGATCGCGATGATAAGGCCGTTACTGACCAAGGAAAAACAGAAATGCAAGATACTGATTTATCTGTTACTGGTCTTGGTGTCTAATCATCTTTTTTCATAATTAAAAGAAAATCCCTAGATGGCAAAAACCATTCTAGGGATTTTCTTTTTCTTAAAAAATAAAAATTTAACATTCACCATTTATAAATTTATTATATTCTATTGCCTCTTTGATTTGAAATGTTCGTTGATTGCAGCATTTGAGGGATTCTTCAATAAATTTTATATCTACCTTTAAATCTTCTATTTCTTCACAAAGAGAAGAAAGTTCATCATCTGATGAAAGATAGATATGAATATCTGTTTTTAAAATCTTTAAATTAAAGGGGTTTTCTTTATAAACATCGGGATGAGCCTTTCCCGTGTAATATTCAAATTTTTGTTTATAAACCTTTTCTTTCTTCCTTGTTAATCTATTTAATTTTTTCCCTAATTCCAAAAGGATTACATTTAAACGGTTATGAATATAAGGAGTATCAAGTGATGCCTGAGCAAGATTATCAGGTATCTTTAAAAGGTTCTTAATTTCAATTCTCGTGAAGAAAAAAGATTCTTGATTTGAGTTTTCTTCCATCAAAAACTTTCCCAATCTATAAGTATGAGTGATTCTTCTTTTCTTTTTTTAAAATAAAAAAAGAAAAGAAGAGGTAATTTAGACAAAACTTCTTTATTTGCTCTCACATCCACAATGAGTTGGATAATCACTTCTACAAAATCTAGTATAAGAATAATACTTTATATTTCCACACTCACAAAGAACTTTCCATCTTTTTACATGATGAACTTGACCATTATGAGATTTAACATTTAATACTTTATAATCAGATTCAATTATTTTTAATTTTCCAAACGTTCTTAATGAAAATTCAGATAAATTTAATTTATTTTTCTTCCTATTCAATGAATTAAGGCATCCACAACTTTTTATGATTTGTCTTGAAATATTGTAGATGCTTGTTGAAAAATGAGATAAACAGTAGGGACATTCAACCTCAATTAAATGTTTTGCTGAAATTTCTTCACCTTTAGGAAAAGAAATAATCTTTAATGAACTCTCTTTTAAATTTTCAAATTTCCAATAATCAGGACATGAACAAGAGTGAATACTTTTTTTCAACAACGATGTTTTTGATGCTGTTTGTTGTTTTTTACAATAGATACACTCTAAGACATATCTATTTTTATAAATCAAAGAAACTACTAAGAAAGATTTTACAACCTCACCTAAAAATGTTGCTTTTGTTTTGTTTTCTTGTTTACACGGGCAAGAAATATTCAATCCAGACACAAGTGTTTCTATAACACTTTTCTTGAAAGTTCTTTCTTGATTGCAAATCTTACAATGTAAAATTACAGTTTTTGCATCATTGTCAAAACTGATGAATGTAAACTGCCCATAGGTATTTCCAAGTTTAGATTGTAAATAATTACTCATAGTTCCTTTCTCACTTTGAATTTAAAAAGGATTTTTCATCTTAGAAGAAAATCCATGCTGCATTTCTTTTCGTTGGAAAAGCAATGAAATCATCTTCTTCATGTTTAGAAAGAAGAAGATTTAAAACTTGTTTATTCTTTCTTTTTATTTTTTTATTAAGACCCTTTCCTACTGAAGATGGTGGATTATATGTACCAGAGTGATTATCCTGATAAAAATATGCTTCTAAAATTTTTTTCAATTGACATGAAGAAGAAAAATTTCTACTTCTAAATCTAAAGGGAATTTCTTTTAATGTTCCATCTTTAAAGAAATAATCATCAACGATTGTTTTCTTGAGAAATTTTGCATCTGTTCTTCTAAATGTTCTTGACATTCTTACCCTTTTTTGTTTATGTTTAAAATTAGGATAAAGATTGAATGATTTCCTGTAAAGTCCAAATATTTAAAATACAATCATCTAAACAATTATGTTTTTCTACATCATTCCAATTTTTATAATGATTGTTTTGTAAATTATACTGTGCATCTAAAGAACCATTTAAAACATCAATAGCAGTATTAATATCTCTTTTTTTCCATCTATTAAATGGAAGTTGAATATTTACCTGTTCAAAGGCTGATTCTATTTTTGGAAAATCAAAATCTATCCTTTTAGACCAAATAAAAGAAGTTTTCCAATCATAAGAAGATGAAGAAATAAAATCTTTCATCTTCTCAAATCCATTCTGAAGAGATAAATCTTGTTTTGATGGAAATAAGATTGACCTTAAAACAGAAATAGGTTGTTTGTTCCAAAAACTTAATGTTGATTCTGAGGTTGTTCTTTTGTAGATACTCAATTGTTCATCAATAGAAAACTTTAGAAAAATTGAATTCTTTTTCAATTTTTCTAAAGATGAAATTTCATCCAACGTAAAAAAAATTGCGGCCATGGTTGCTATGACCGCATCCTCTTTAACTCCAAGAGTCTCAATATCAAAAATCAAATGTGTCTGAATTGACATTTAAATTTTTCTTACCTCTTGTATGAGAACTTCTGATAGATTTTCAAAATAATCAAACCAAGGACACTTCAAAACAAAAGACTTTCCTAATTCCCTTACAATGATAGGATTCTTATAGTTTCTTCTATCTTTGTAATAAGAAGAATAATTATCTTCAATAATTCTTTTTGTTTCTTCTGCCTTCTCTCGGCTGATGTAAACATCTATAAATTCTAGGTTCCCTTCAATTGTAGTAAGGGAATCTCCTGAAGAACATACACAAACAACAAGATAATAAACCTTATCATCCTCTAAAGGAAAATCAATAACAATATCAAAATATTTTCCTTTCTCAACTTCCTTTATTCCAAGGATATTTGATTGTTTCTCAACAGTGGTGAATATTGTTCCTTCATCACGGGTTTCTTCTTCATCAACTTCTACAAAGATGTAATTAATCATTTTCATTCTCCTGTTCACTTGTTTCAGTAAAAAACACTTTATCATATCCATGATTTTCATAAAGTGCATCAATGCACTTAGCCAACTCACTTACATCACTCTCTTCTGAGAGAAGTTTGAATTCTTCTTTGATTGAAATCAATTCTTTAACCATAGATTCCGGCAAACTAGACCTATTCGCCCAAAGAAATCTAAAGAAATTAAAAAAATCATCTTTATTAATCACTTCATTCTCCTTTGTTTGACCTATAAAACCATTATACATCATTGGTCTTACATAATGAAGTAAAATAGTTTAAAACTTTTTCAGGTAGGATAGTTGTACAAGGGATTTCGTAGCATGTCATTCTGAAATCATCCTTCTTAGAAAGTACAAAGAAAGAATAAAAAGCATCTCCTGAAAAAGTAATTGCTATGAAAAAATCATCATTACACCACAAATAAACACCATTATGCTTTTCAAGCAATGGTTCAGGAAAAATATAATCCTTATGTGCTTTAAAAAATGTATTTTTATCTCGTTGAATTATAGATTTTATCATTTCACTTTCTCCTTTAAACGTCATGATTGGTTGAGGTAAAAAAAACTTATTTTCTAAAAAATTTTCCTAGATAATTTTCTCTTAGAGAAAAGGTTTTCAGAACACACCAATAACAATTAAAAACAATTTTTAAAAGTGAATATAAGGAAAGGATACAAATATAAAAAGAAAAAATTATAAAATAAATGATTAATACAATAAAAGAAATTAATAATTCCAACATCTTGATAAAATCTCCTATTTTCTTTTTTTGCCCTAAGAAGTTTTCTTAGGGCAAGATTATGATTTAAAATCTCCTATTTACCCTAAGAAGAAGTTTTCTTAAGGCAAGATTCTGAGATTACAATCGCCGGGTCATATCCTTCAATATGATTGTCCAATAAAAACAATGACAAAACTCTCACCATAAAATCCTAGAATTTTTCCTTTTTGTTGATCTAAAACTTCATCATAAACTTTCATGGTTTAACTCCTAAAAAGGAAAAGGAAAAAGGAAAAATTACTTTTCAAACTGAACCCATTGCACTTTACAAAACAATCTAATCCATCTAGGTAGAGTTAGAAGAACATATTCTTCTAATATACCTTTATTATATTTTTTTATTGAATTGTAGAAAAATACTTCATAGATTTTTAATCTAAAGATGCCTAAGAAAAATATCTCTGACCTAAATCTGAAATCATTCTCATTTTTCATTTATAGCTATCTCCTTAAGGTTTTACTTCATAGAGTGAATTAGTTAAAAACAAAAAGGAATAGAACAATGCAGAAAAAAAGGGAAAGGTGTTTGTTATCCACATGATTAGAAATATTCCTATTGGAATATAAAAAATCATCCACATAGTAATTTTTTTCTTGATTATAGTTTTTTTCATAAGGTTTAACTTTCCCTCACACATAGGAACTATTTAAAAAATAAACAAATTTCCTACTAGGCTCCCTAGCGAGATATAACTAGGGTAGGTTTTAACATAAGTATAGTGAATTTTTTTTAAAAAAACAAGCCTTGGTGAAAATTTAAAAAATAAATTATTTAAAAATCAATAAATTAATAAATAAATTTAACTTTTTAAAAAAGAAAAATATATAGATGAACAATTTTAATACACTTCAAGATTTTAAAGAGAACAAAAACAAGTTTGAAATTCTCACTCCTCAAGGATTTAAAACATTCAAGGGTTTGAAGAAAACAAAATCTTCATTTCTCCTATCAATAGAAACATCTTCAGGAAAAGTTTTAAAGGGGTCTTTAGACCATCAAATAAAATTGTATAGAAAAAGGAAATTTACAAAATTCAAAGATATTAAGGTTGGGGATATGATTTCAAAAGAAGAAAAGGTTTCTTTCATTTCTGTTTCTTCAGGAAAATATGATTTCTTTACTGTTCAAAGTGTTGATGGTGAAGAATATTTGATTGAGAATGAATTCATTTCAAAAAATTGTGCTTTTATTCCTTCAAATATTTTTGATGAATTTTGGTCATCTGCAATTCCAACTATTTCATCGGGAACAGAAACAAAAATCATTGTGGTTTCTTGTGTTACAAAAGATACATTTATCTTAGATACCAATCGTGGTCTATCTACTATAGAAGATTATATAGATTATACAAAAGAAAATAAGAAACCATATTCTATAGAAGAATATTCTATCCAAGGATTTAATGATTCTCCTTCAAAGGGAATAACGTTTTTTAATAATGGACTTCACCCTACAATAAAATTAAAGAGTAAGTATTTTGAGTTAGAATGTTCAGAAAATCATCCTCTTTATATTTGTTCTTCTTCAGGAGAATTTGATTGGAAGAAAGCAAAGGATATTAAAACAGGAGATTATATTTGTGCAAAATATAGGAATAATATTTTTGGAAGTAATGATGTTTTATCATCTTCAAAAATAACTCTTACTCCTGATATTTGTTATTCATTAGGATTAATAATTTCAGAAGGAATTTTACCTGAAAATAAAGAATATATTCTTCTTCCTAAAGATATATTAAAAGAATTGAATATTAAGAATGAAGATATTTCTTCAGAACAAAATAAAGAAATCCCAAAGAGATTAATGTCAATTTCTAAAGAAAATTATTATTCTCTTCTTTATGGTATTTTTGATAGCAAACATTGTCAGATTAAGAATTCAAAGGTTTTTTATTCATCTTATTCAGAAAAAATTATCAATCAAATAAGAATGATGCTTAATAATTTAGGAGTATTATCTTCAAAATCAAAAGATCAATTTGGTTGTTATACTCTTGAAATTTATCATTGCCTATATCCATTCATTGTAGAAATAGGGTCAAAATTAAAAAGAAAAGAAGAAGAACTATTTTCTCTTCTTCAAACAAATAAAAAAATAAAGTCAAAAGACGATATAATTCCTTTTTCTTTTGAACTATTTTACCCTTTCTTTAAAAGAAATAATATAAGAAATTGTCATCCTATCAAAGATAAAAAACATCTTTCAAGATTAGATATTTTATTATTCAAAGAACTTTACTATGAAACTATTCCAGAATTGAAAGACTTTTTTGATAAGCATGTTCATAGTAATCTTTTTTGGGATAAGGTTAAAGTCATAAAAACTTCTTCTTCTGAAACTTTTGATTTTTCTCTTCCTGATAAAGAAAATGATTTTTGGTGTCATTCTGTTCTTTATAACAATATTGTTGGTCATCAGACTTCAAATGGTTTAAATCATTACTATACACTTTGGAATGATGCTATAGAAAAAAGAAATGGTTTTGCTCCTTTTAAAGTTGATTGGTGGGATGTGCCCGGTAGGGATGAAGCATGGGCAAAAGAAATGAGGGCAAAGGTAAAGAAATTTGATCAAGAATTTGGAAATGAATTTTTCGGAAGAGAAACATCTGTTATTCCAACAGAATTATTAAAGACTTTAACCTACAGGCCACCTATTTCTTCTAATGAAGAAATGAAGATATTTGAATTGCCTCTGAAAAAAAGAAATTACTTAGGGATTGTTGATGTTGCAGAAGGATTAGGAGGGGATTATTCTGTACTTACTATAATCAAATTACCACAAAAAGAAGATGAACCTTTTGAAGTTGTTTTTACTTTTAGGTCAAATACTATAGATGTTTTTAAATTTACTGAAGTCATTTTTACATTCTCAAAGAAATACAATGAATGTTATTTGCTTATAGAAATTAATATGATGAATGTTGCCGAACCTCTTTATCGAGATTATGAAGTTGAAAATATTATTAAAACAACAACTTCACATCAAAAAATGACAACAACATTTTTTTCGGGTGGGTCAAAGCTAGGAGTTAAGACTACTGAGATTGTTAAAAAGGTAGGATTAGAGAAATTAAATCAATTGTTTGAAGAAAAGAAATTGATTGTTAATGATTTTACTTTTATAGAAGAGTTATCAACACTTCAAAAATCAGGAAAAACATTTAAAGCAAGATATGGTTCTTCTGATGATACATCTATGACACTTATTCTTTTTGCATGGCTCTTGACACAAGAGGGGTTTAAAGAATTATTTGGAATGGAAGAGTTTAAGACAAAGTTAAACAATGAATATCTTGAATCTATCTATTCTACTCTTCCATCCTTTTTTATTGAAGATGGTTTAAATGATAATTTAAACCATTTTAAAAATGAAGATAGTATTAACTTGTTTCGTTAGAAACGATACCATCTTTCAATGCTGTTTCTGAAACTTCACGCGCAACATACCGCTTTATTCAAGAGATTTATGATTATTTTTTTAACTCATGATTAGGTTAAGTATGTCGCGCCGTGTTTGAGTTAGGAACTAAGTCCGTTCCAATAATTACAAATTTGCCCTGCTCCAAATCTGTAATCTTTACAATCATTACATGCTACACGCCATTCAGGGACGCCTCCATCCTCAACCCAATTTGGCGCTCTTGGTAAAAACGTTGTTAAAAGTACATCGGCTATTACATCTTGCCGCGATTGTGCCCATCGTCTAAACGTTTCAACCAATAAAATGATTGACCCATCCGATTGTCTCCCAAGTGGTAAACAAGAGTGGGCTAGGGTGGTTCCGCGCCGTCCGCCGATGCTTACTTTAATAGTAAAAAATTCTCCACGCAAAACGGCATTTTTGATGGCCGACATTTCAGCCTCGTGGCCTGTAATTAACATCATGTCTCTATCCTTCACTTTGGTTAGCACCTATCGCTAACCTTCGTATATACTATATCAGTATCGTATGTACGATACAAGAGGTTTTAAAATATTTTTAGCAAAAGAACATGGTTCTCTATGAAATAATTTCATAATTCATAGATTATATATCCTTTTATGATGATTGTAACAAAAAAGCCGCCCTTTACGGACGGCTCATTATTTCTTCGTGGTTCATCAAGATTTTTCTTGATGAACAAAAATTCCTCAAAATATTTTTATTCTTACTTTATTTTTTCAAAGTAATAAGTTGGAATCCGCGCCTTTTGATGAAGCCGCCCGTTCCCGACGGACGGCTTCATCAAGTTTTTCGGCCTCGGTTCGCGCTTCAACGGGAGTGCCTAATCGGTGATTAGACAAGTTCATGCTCCCTCCACGCGCAAGCCCCACCTCCCCGGCGGTTGCAAAGCTCAGGATATTCCGGGCCGCGTTCACGTCGCGGTCATGGCGTGTTCCGCAATCGGGGCACGTCCATTCCCGAACCGAGAGCGGCATGGTTTCTCGGTAGCTCCCGCAATGGGAACAGGTCTTACTGGTCGGCGCAAAGCGGTCGGCGATGATGACTTTGCGTCCGTACCACGCCGCTTTGTATTCAATCTGCCGCTTGAACTCGCCCATCCCGACATCGGCGATAGCGCCCGCCAAGGCGTGATTCTTCATCATGCCGCACACGTTCAAATCTTCCAGCTCGGCAGCAATTCGGGCCTGTTCGGCCTCGTGGGCTTGCTGCTCAGCCAGCAAACCCGCCAGCGTTTCAAGTGTTTCGGTTTTCGCGGTTTCAGCGACGGCTAGGAACTCCGAGAACTCAACCGCCGTGACGGGAACGGCGCGAACCTTCACCATCAATTCAGCGGTAAAGCTAGGCGGCTTGTTGAACGCCGCCGTCACCGCGCCGCGCATCGCAGTGATGCGGTTTTGAATCTCCGCAATCCGCGCTTGCTCAGCGCGCTCTTTCGCGGCCCGCTCTTCCGCCTTGCGGGTTTCCTCGGCTTTAATCACCGCATCAATCGGTTCCTCAATCGCCAACAGTTCAGCGGTAATCCGTTTCGCTTCCGCATCAATCAAGCGGGTACGCTCCAGCGCCGGGGCTTTGATTTCAACTCGAAGTTTCTCCAGTGAAACCCGGTAACTCCGCACTTCGGCGCGGGCCTCGCGGGCCGCGTTCAAACCTTTCGGGGTCGAAACGTCAAACACGGTGTTGTATTTATTACGAAGCATCGCAATCGCGGCGGCGGTTTCGTTGTATTCGGTAATCTGGTATGCAGTCATGGCTCTCTCTCCCAGGTGTGCGCCGTCCGTGGCGCGGTGTGGGTTAATTCACTTGCCGTTCTTCCTGCTCATCGTCGGAATCCTTCTTATCTTTCTTGTGCTCGATAAGCTGGATAACGTCGGCGGTGCGCGTTAATTGCTTTCGCAATTCAATGATGGCAGGTGCATATTTCCCCTCGTTCGCTACTTCAAACTCGACGGCAAAATACGGCTTGCCTTTCGCCATACTCGTTCGCTTGTTCATCCGTGCCGTAATGACTTTACCGAGTAGGCTTTGCCCTTTCAGCAAATAGGAGCGGCGCAATTCGGCGAAATTGTCCATGCTCTCGGTTTTGAACAGGATGGAAGATAGAACGCCGTCCGGGTCAATGAACACGATGCCCAGCCAACGCTGCGGCTTGTAGCCGTAGAACTCGCCGTCAAAGAGGGCGCAACACACCATCTCCATGTCTATCTTGGAACCTCTGAGGATTGTCGAGCCAATCTTGAATTGTCCGACTTGGCAGTCCGGTCGCCATTGCCGCACCGAATCCGCGAGAATTTGGCCGGGCTGTAAGGGGGTTACATCCTCAAGGTCTAAATCAACCTCTGGTCTCATGTCTTTTACCCTCACGAATTCATTTCAACGGCTTCAAAGTCCCACGGCTCCATAGCGTGAAAGCCGTTCCTCATGAAGCGATCCCGTGCGGCTTCTTCGGCAAGCCATTCGGAACCTTCGTGACTGGATAGCCACGCATGAAACGCGGCGCGGTCGGCATCCTCGGCAGCCCAAAGGCTCGCGAGAGCTTGCGGTGTTTGCGGTGTTTGTTGCATGATGTGATTCCTGTTGATTGGGTTTGCTGGCCGCTCTCGTTGCTAGTAACAACGAGAGCGGTTTTCTTTTAGGCGACACGCCGCCAGCGTTCTTTTCTTTCGTCCTCTGCTTTCGCCCGTTCGTCGGCTCGTATCTCGTTGGCGATGGCATCCATCTGTTCATCGTCCATCATGGAAATCATGTCCAGCTTGATGATTTCGATGTGCGGTTTGTATTCGCCTTGTGCATTGTAGTAATGCTTGATGCCCCGCGTGATGGAGACGGACTGAATATCTATTTCATCGTCAATCCAATCCCATTCGACGATTGCTTTATAAAGGGCACCGTAAAACTCCATCTCGGTTTCAAAGGACATACTCGCCTCCTAGAAGTGAAAGAACGGTTGATTGCTCCCTGATTGCGCGTCGGTTTCTCCCTTTTACGCCGCCGCTATAGGTGCTTTTGATATGGCGTTGATCGAGTTGATAGCGAACCGCTTGCTTGTCCCCCTTCGATTTGAAGCGTGGATACTTGCCGCGCTTTTCAAAGAAGTTTTTGAACGCCTTGTCTTGATCTATCAGGGCTTGGATCAAGCATCCGGCGGTTGCATCGGAAAGCCATGGGAAGTCCGTTTTCTTCCAAACCGTCACTTGCCGTCCGAGAGAAACGTAGTTGTGCTTCTCTTGGCGTTCTTTCCAAGCCGTGCTTCGCAACTCCAAACAGCGGTTCCAGACAAAACGCACACAACCGAATTCCACCGCAAGTTGATGACGCTGTTCGGCGTTGGGGTAGATGCGGAATTTGTAGGATTTCTGTTGAGTGATCATGTGTGCTATATTAACTAACCCTTCGTTAATATGCAAGCGAAAATTCGCCATGAAAAACCGAGGAGAAGAGACTGTAACCCTTTATCAAAAACATCATCTAAAAGATGATGTTTTTCCTTTTGTGTTTTCTTTCGTCAAAGAAGAAGAAATGATGTCTACCTCTCCTGAATAAGAGGAAATTTAAATAGTTTCTGTTTTAAACAAAAGTGTCTTAGATAGAATAGATTGAAGTTTAGAAGAAAACATCATTCCACCTTGAAGGATAGTTACAAACAAAAAATCTTCTTTTTCTCTTTTTTTGTAGCTAAAGAATAGATTATTTCTTTAACAAGTAATTCTGAAAATAAAACTTGTGAATTTCCATACATTTCTTGAAATTTTAATTGAGATAATTTAGGCATGGTAAGGAAGTAGTTTTTGTTGTTCAGGAAAAGAATCAAGTGGGGGAAAGAATTTTTTGAAAGCTACAGAAAACGATGAAAAGAGTTGTATTTTTTCTTTGCAATGAAAGCATTGGCATACAGTTTCCATTCTTTCTGATAAGTCATCATTTGTTCTTGTAGTCCTTTGACATGAAGAACATTTGATATGCCACAAAAAACCACCTTGAATATTTTCTACAGAAATCGTTCCGAATGACATTTTTAACCCTTTGTTTTTAAAACGAAAATTAAAAAAATGAAAATTTTGAAAAAAAAGAGTACCTAGACTACCACCCCTTAAAAAAACGTAAAAATGACCCTTGTAACTCTTTGAATTAAAACAAGAAAAAAATTAAAAAAATTCATTTTTTGGCAAACCTAGACTTTTTTATTTTTCTCCTCCTTTGTCTTAATTTTCAGTTAATGAAAGTAACAATCTCTCATAGAGTTCAGAAATTAAAATTTCTTTTTCAATTCCTTCATCATCTTTGATAGTAATTTTAGTTTCACCTGAAACACATTTTCCCGTTTGACGAGAAGAAAGAATAATAGAATGTCTATTATCATTTAAATGATTCAACATTCTTTTTTGATAATCATAAAGTTCTATAGAAATAAGACCTTTATCGGGATGAACAACCTTTATATAATTCTGAACAAAGTAAGTAACATCATTAGCACATTTTATATATTCTTGAATTTCCTCTTTAGTATATTCATGATATACATTATGTTTTTTTAAATCTAAATTACCTTTATAGTTTTCATTTATAGGCATTTTCTACATTTTCCTTTTGTTTATTTTTTAAATTTTCTTTAAAAGAAAGGATTGAAAGATTCTTTATTCTTTCAATCCTTTTAAAATACTTTAATGAATAATATTTTGTTGTTCTATATGACCTATTTCTTTAACTTCATAAGAAGAAAAATTATAAATGTATTCTTTTATTTTTTCTTTATAAAAGGGGTCAACAATCAATACTAATCCTATACCCATATTAAAAACTCTAAACATTTCTTCTCTTGATATATTTCCTTCTTTCTGAAGAAATGAAAATATTTCAGGAATTTCCCAAGAATTATAATCAATAGAAGCATAAAGATTAGAAGGAATAGCTCTAGGTATATTTTCTATAATACCTCCACCAGTTATATGAGAAATGCCATGAATCTTAAATCTTAAGTTTCCATGGTCTGCTTCAAAGAGTAGATAAGAAATAAGATTTGAATAGATTGTTGTTGGAGTAAGTAAGATTTCACCTAAAGATTTTTCTGAAAAAGAAAAAGGTTTTGAATTTAAATCTAATCCTTTTTCTTTTATAATGTTTCTAACAAGAGAAAATCCATTAGAATGAATTCCTGAAGAACTTATCCCAAGAATAATATCTCCTTCTTTAACTTCTAAAGAAGGTTGTAAAAGTTTTGATTTTTCTACAATTCCAATTCCAAACCCAACAACATCAAAATAATTGTTTTGAAAAAATCCAGGCATTTCAGCCGTTTCTCCACCTATCAGATAACAATCGGCTAATTCACATGCTCTTTGAATTCCTGATAACAAAGTCTTAAGATTTCTTTCTTCTAAATTTGAAAATGAAATAGTATCTAAAAAGAAACAAGGTTTTGCTCCTGAACAAACAATATCATTAACAACCATTGCAATAAGGTCTTGACCTAATGTTTCTAAAGAATTCATCTCAACTCCGATGGCAATCTTTGTTCCGATTCCATCTGTAGAAGTAATTAGAAGAGGGTCTTTAAATGTTTTAGGTATAGATGAAACAGCATTAAATCCACCAATTTCAGAATGAATAAAAGATGGAATTCCTCGTTTCTTTTCTGATTCCTTAATGAAATTTACAATTCCATTTCCAAGGTCAATAGATACTCCTGCTTTTTCATAAGCAGAAGAAAGATAGTTTACAATGTTATTCATTTTTCAGTTACCAACCTTTTTGCATGATTGTTTGTTTACCACGAGCAAAGAAGAATTCTGATTTTTCTTCATCAATATAATTTTCAATAATTCCATATTTTACTTTTATCTTATCCCAAATAGAATGTATGAGATTTCTAAGAGTAAAATGAACAGATTTAGATGACCTTAATTCTAAAATATAAAATAATTGAGGAAGTGTGACAATTAGTTCACAATTAACAAGATTACCTAAAGGATAATAATATTGAAGAACATTTATTTTTTCTTGTGAATTTAAATTCTTTCCTAGAAGAAATAATTTCTCATATTGATCAATAACAAAATCTATAATTTTATTTCCTAAGTCATGAGGAAGAAATGAAAAATATTCTCTTGAAAATGAAGAAAGAAATGAGACTGATGAACATCTATTTGAAAGTGTATTTCTATGACGTTGTAAGTCTCTCCACGAACCATAATCTAATGAAAATTCAATTGTCATAGTTCCATATGATGAAAGAAAAGAAGGAAGAGGAACATTCTTAGGTCTATTTTTGAAAATAGCATATTCTTTATCAAAGACACCTTTATCTATAGAATCTTTAATTGTTAATTCTCTAGCATAAGGAGGAGTATAGACTAAATTAAACTGTTTTTCTGCTACATTCTGAACGTAGAGTGAAGAAAGTGGAGAAAATGGTTTGAATGAAGAAGAAAATTGTTTCTCTAATCCTTCAAATGTTTTTGCAGCAATATTTTTTACTTCATCAAGAGGATGATTGATTAGATAAAGAAGATGTTCATTGAGAGAGGAGAATGTCATAGACAACCCCATTTGAGTTTTTATTCCACAAGGAAGTAATGACCTTGTAATATCAAACGCCTTTGCTTTAATTGCATTTTCATAGATTTCCTCATTTTGATTTTCTTTCCTTTGGTTTTCTTTTCTTAAAAATTCTTTGATAGGTTCCTGTATCGAATGATAGAAAGAAATCCAAGATTGTAATATGTCTCCTGATAGGACATTAGAAAGAGGGTCTACAACTTCAGCAGAAGAAAAATCAATATATCTTGATGATGTTTCTTGTCCATTGAATAGATTTGATGCTTCAAATGCCTTTGCTGCTAAGATTGAAATTCCTTCAAGAAAAACAACGGCATTTCCACAATCTGCTATAGATTTATGCCCATAACCTAGATAATACTTTTTTAAAGATTCTTTGATAGATTGCTCATGTTCCTTTCCATTCTCAATCAATTCATTCAATCTTTCTTGAATGGGTTTTGTAGACCTAGAATAAAATGCTAAAAGCATTGCAACAACTTCAGGGTCGGAAAAATGAGAAGGATTTAATATAGTGATATTTGATGACATTTTGTTCTCTTAAAGGATATGATATATTTTTTTCTTTCTTTCTCTTTTTTATCTATTTTCACTAGCCTGAGAAAGAAGGATTATAAGGGCATTGTAATGAATAATTCTTTAGATAATGTTTCTTCCAAAATTCTTTGATATTAGGTTCCCTTCCATTTCTTACTATCATTAACAAAGGGAAAAATATATTTTCTTTCTCAAGAAAAGCAACTTCTTTATTTGTTAAATCTTTATATTTTTCTACTTTTGATGATACATTTTCATTGATATAATTTAATTCACTTAAAACCTTTTTTTCTATTCCTTCTAAAACATCAAGAGAATATCCTTTTGTTTTAATCAAAGATTTAAGTTCATCAGAAGTCTGTTCTACAACAGCTTCAGCAAAATCTCGTTCTCTTAATTCTGTTTTTATCATGTGATTCTTTAAGTACCAAAGAGTCTTAAATTTCACATGAATTTTAGATTGTAAAAAGTAAACAACATATCCTTCAAAATTAATAGACTCATACATATCCTTTTTTATTTCTTCTATTCCTTTCTTCGGAAAGGAAGTAACTAAAGGAATAGAAAACAAAGAAGCAATTTTTTCTAATTTTTCCCTTGAAATAAAATTTCCTGTTTCATTTTCTCTAATTGCCAAAAGAGTAAATTTAGGTTTATGTCCATAATCAATAACGATTCCAAAAAAAGGAGAAGTATATTCAAAGATAGGAGTAAGTAGGTATTCATGACAATAGAAACAAAGTTCATTTAATTTTGGATAACTATTTTTTGAGGCATCTAAAGCTAAGTCAGATATAAAACTTTTCTTTGATTTATAAAAAACAGAATCTTTAACAACTAAAGGTGTTACAATAGAACCATCAATCTTTTCTGTTATTTCAATTTCTTCATGCCATGGTAAGTTCTCAAACAATGTTTCTTGAATTTCATTTAAATTAAAGAATTTTGGAAAACTTCTTGAAGTACATTCACCATTATCTTTTCTATAAACATTTCCTCTTGTTTCTTTTACTGAAGGAAATTTATTTAATAATTCATTAGGAAAATAAGAATAATTAACAATTAAAAATGTTTCTCCTTTTAATGAAATTTCATTAACTTTAATAAGAGGATGATTGATAACTTCTTCAGGAAAGTCTTTAAAGTTTTTCATCTATATAGAAAATAATTAAGCTGTTCTTGGTGTAAGAGGGTCAAAATCAAAATCATCATTTTGTCCAATGAGTAAATAAGGGTCTTTAATTTTTATAAAACGATGATTTTGAGCTTTAACTCCACCTATGAATGTAAAAGAAAAAGAAGGAAAATTAACATCTTCTTCTTTATTGATTACTCTTTTATTATTATTTTCAATCCTTTTATTCTTTTCTTTCTTTTGAAAAGAATGAAAAATAACATTTCTTTTTTTCTCTTCTGTTGCTTCTTCTTTTTCAGGAATGTCTTGATTCAAGGTTTATCTCTTATATAAAGTTTAATAACAAGAATTTGTTTTATTAAAGGTAGAAGAAAGAATCCATCCTTTAGGATTACTTTCTGATAATTGATTTACTCTTTCTTTTAATAATTCAATTTCAGACATAAGATGTTTAATAGTCTCTGATAATGATAATAAAGAAGTATTAAATTCTACATTTTTTTCTTGATTCATTTCTATTTTAATCCTTTTTTTCTTTTTCTTTAAAAAATAAATCTACTAAAGAGTTTAATTCATGAATGTTGATAGTGAGAGTAACATTTCTTTTTTTAATCTTAATACATTCTTCTTCTTCACTATTAAATCCTTGAGTCTTAAAAAATTCAGACAAAGCCCAAAGAAGAGTTTCTAGTTTATCTTTTTTAAAATAATCTAGTTTTTTAATCTTTAACACATGAGTAGAAGAAGAATGTTTTTTCATATAAACTTTCCTTTCATTTCTTAGGAATGAGTTTTCTTAGAAATATGAAGAAGAATCTTATTTCCTAAATCATTTAGAAACTTTATATCTAATGATTTTAGATATTCTTCTTTCCTAGAAGAATAGAATTTATTCATAAACATATCTCTTAAAGGGACTGGTGTAATAAATCTTCTATCTCTATAAAGAGATTCTAAAATGAAATGATAAAGATATTCAGATTCTAATGATATATTAAAAACTTTATTAGCAAAAAAAATACTTTTATGATTGAGAAGAGGAAGAATAAACTTTTTTTCTTCTTCAGAGAAATAAGAAGTATATAAAAACGGCATTAACATAGTTTAATTCCTTTTTATTTAAAATCATCTCGTGTATAACAATTATTTACAAGATAAGACCCTAACCAAGATGGACATGGTTTTAAGACAGATAATGATGTTTTAAATTGAGAAATCTTTAAGGCTCCTTTTTTTCCGAGAAAAAGAAAAAATGAATATTTCTTATTTTTAGGTTTAATGACAAAACATTTATACTTTTCTTTCATTTCTTCTTCAAGGTCTGTTTCTTCATGACAAAAAAACAATTCATGTTCTTCTTTAGAAGAAAGAAAGATAGAAAATTTATCTATTATTTTCATTTTAATCTTATTTTTTATTATTTTATCATCAATAATTTAAAATTCAAGAGCTTATTATAATTATAGTAAAAATATAAATAATTTATAAAAATAATTTAGGGTATCTCTTAGAGAAGGAAAAATAAACATCATGAGTCTTTATAAGCAATTTAAAGAATTTTTAAATGAAGCTAGGTCAGATTCTATTGTGTATGTAAGTAAAACTAAAGCGGGAAAGAAAACAGACGACCCTTCAAAAATTGTAAAAGTTGAAGGAGAATTATATCCCTCAAGAGGAATCGTTGAATATGATGCTCTATCAGAAATAGCAATCTTACTTGAAGAACAAAAATAACTTTCTATAAAACTTGAGAAAGCGAAAGAAGATGTAAGAGTTTACATGGAAGATTTATTTGATCTTCAAGATAAACTTTATACAAGAGTTTTGAAAATAACAAGAATTCATAATAATGTTGTTTCTGAATTGAAAGTTACTATGACTAAAGAAACAGAAAGAACATCTATTGATTACAAGGCATTTATTAATGAATTGAAAGAAACATTTGTTGAATTATCTGTAGATATAGATATTCTTTTGAATAAGTATACATCTATTACAAAAATTGCAGCGGGAATAAGAATGGAATTAAATGAATTAAATGAGTCAATTGTTTCAACTATAAAAGCATCATTCAAAAAATTAATTTCATACTTTGAAGGTAGATTTAAATTGTATGATAAGTTTATCAACAAGTATAAAAAATATGAAAAATAAAAAAAGTCTAGGTTTGCTAAAAAATGAATTTTTTTAATTTTTTTATTGTTTTAATTCAAAGACTTACAAGGGTCATTTTTACGTTTTTTTACGAGGTGGTAGTCTAGGTACTCTTTTTTTTCAAAATTTTCATTTTTTTGAAAAGATGTTTAAAAACAAGTATTTACAAAAAACAAAAAAGCCCGGAAAACCGGGTTTTTGATTCCTGAAAAGGAAGAAAGATGATTATCTTAAATCATAAATGTGAAGTCGAATTGCCTCAAATTTCAGCAGTTCACCAACTGGTCAACGATTTGCATTTTCAAACACACCCACAATAAAGTGAGTAAACAACCGAAGTGCAGCGGCGGGATGAACGACAGCAACCGCTTCAAATTCAATTCCTTTATCATCACTCTTCAAGTGAACAAATTCAGGTTCTACTCGAAAAGCATCCACATCCCCTATATGATGTAGAATAAATCCTTCTTCTTCAGCCATGGTCATTTGCTCTTGTGTTGGAGTATGTCGGCTAATAAAAGCCATGTTTAGTTTTACTTCTTCGTTCACGTTCATTTCATTTCCTCTTGGTTGTTTCAAACAAGAAAACCTTTTTTCGTGTTTCCTTTCACTTCCACAAAACATCATTTGCTTTGTTGATGTCAATTTCAAGAGCTAAAATTGCTCTTGCTCTTTCTGATGACATGAAAAAGCATAGTTGTGTATTTCCTATACACAATTTTCTTACTGCCCATCCTTTTTCATCATCAATAATTAAAAAATCATTAACGAATATTTCATTTTTCAGGTGAAATATATCTCCATATTGAACAAGTCTTAAGAAAACTTCTTCAGGGGAAATATTTTTTTCTTTGAGAAAAGATTCAGATTCAAAAAACAAAAAACCTAACAATTTACAACATTCTTTAAATTTATTCAAGAATGTTTCAACATCAAGAGTAGTATTAATATTCATTAGAACTCTCCTTTTAGATTGTACGATTCTTGGTGACATTGAAGAACCCTTCTCTCAATTGAGAAGAAAGAGAAATCATTTCATCTTGAGAAAGCAAAAGAGAAGAATGAGGGTTTTCATACCCGGTTCTAATGAGAAATTCACCAGAAGGAAGCCTTTCAATTTTTACAGTTCCGAAAGGAATTTCAGGAACAGATAAAATTTCCCTTTCTTTTGTTGTTGGAAAAGGCTTCTGAATTTCCTTTTTAAGCAAAAGACCGATACGGGACTCAATCATATCAATCAAGAAAGAAAACATAGTCATCTACTCCTATCACTTTGTGGGGTTGGTTGTAAAAATCAATTCTTTTTTCTTTCTAAAGAAAGACATTTTTTCCTACAGAAAGAGTCTGTAGACCTATAGAATTAAACATAATCAATACTTTCTTATTATCATCTAATACGAAAGTAATGTTATAAACCCCTTCAATTTTATTTCTAAAGATTTCTTCTTCAACAACATAAGAAGGTCTATAATCTTTATTCTCTCTTAGGAAAATAGCATCAAAGGGTATTTTATTTGCAATCAACCATTTTTTAGTATTTTCTCTTGAATACTCTTCTCTTGTTGATAGGATAATTATCTTATGATCAATAGACATTCTTCGTACAATTTGAGCAATATTCTCTTTGAGAGAATCTTCACCAACCCTTGAATAATCATATATTGACCTTCCTGAAGTATTTTCAGAAAGAGTCGAATCAATATCAACAATGATTGCGTTAGGTGCAAAGGGATGATGTTCAACTTGTTTCTTGAATTGAGAGCAAAATTGAAAATATTGTTTACTAATAACTTCTTGGCCTACAGGATTTTGACGTTGGCTATCTCTTATCAAAGCATCATAAAGAAATAAATCAAATATCTTTAATTCAACTTCATATCCAAGACTTCTGAGCATTTCTTCACGCTCTTCTCTAAAAAATTTATTCAGATTAGTATCTGCAATGATAATATTCCTTCCAAGATTGGAATAATGAGTAATTTGTTCATCACAAATTTCTGTTATCCTTGGTTCATTCTTCCAATTATAAACTCTCCAAGAAAAAGTAGTTTCATTGGTTTCTTCGTGATAAGATTTTCTAACTTCATCTCTACAGACAATGACCCAATTTTTGTTTTCATTAACAAATTTTTCCGCCCAAGTACTTTTACCTGAAGCAGAGATTCCAACAGTAATGATTGCTTTTTTGTTCATGACTACTTTATCTCTCTTTCATCTTAAGATGATGTTATTATGCTACGATGATTTATCATCGTAGCCTTTGATAGTTTAATCTATCATTTGATTGATGATTTATTCATATAGTTTATTGTGGTTATTGTTCCTTTTTTGCAAGTACAAGTTCTGATTTCTCCTCTTTGAACCTTGTTGTGCATTGTTTTCGATATTCTTAATTCCTTTTCGCAAACAAAACATTTATAGTGAAAAATCGTCATTTTATTTCCCGATACAGAAACATCTAAATTGTGTCTTATATTACTCATTCCTCCTAACTTTCTATTAACATGTTTGAATTCCGGCCCATGCGCTTGTTTTGCATCAGGGTAAAGTTTGTGAACTACTTTATGAGCTAGTTCATGTTTAATTATATCTATAAATTTTTCATCGCTTGTGGCTTCCATGATTTTAACATTGAATCCTACTTTATTTTTATAGACGTAGGCATAACCGGCGGTTCTACCTTTATAAAACCATTCAACTTCTACATAAAGATCAATGCCCGGCCAAATGACATTAATTTCATCCGTGATTCTTATAACTTCTTCAATACATTTAGACTTTAACATTTTCACTTTCCTCTCGTTTTGTTTCAAAGGTTGATTGTGTACATTCACACTACAGAGATAGTATACTAAATTTTTCATAAAAAAACAATATCGTATACAAAAAAAAATCCACAAAATCGTTGAATTTTGTGGATTTTACGAAAAATTATTTTTTAGGTGCGGGAGTTTTTGTTGTTTTTTTGTTGCCTTGTTGTGGGGTTTTTTTCTAGCAGCAACTTGTAAATGGTTGAAGAAATTTTATCCGGTGGGTCTTTAACAATCTTTTCAGGTGAAATCTCAACTTCTTCGTTTGAGATAACTTTAACTGACCATACTACATCTTTCCAAACATATTCAGCGAGCTTATATTTGATTGGGTAATAAGTTAAAATAATTATCTTCAAACCTTCACCGGGTTTGAATCCACGTTTAAAAACCCCTATCGCTGCTAAAGGAATTCCTTTATATCTTTGAAAGATAAAAAATTCATGTCCTTTATAATCAGGATTCAAAGATTCATCAAATAAATCTCCTAACGATTTAGTGAAAGAAACTATCAAAGTTCTTTCAAGGGTTGCGTTTGTAAAAAGGTTTCTTTTTTCTTGAGTCCAACATAATTCATTTTTATGTCCTTTACTTCGTTCCTTTGATCTTTCAATTGCATGGGTAGACTCTATATCTTTATCATAAAACTCTTTGAAAGTTTTCATCGTTGGTTTGCTGGGTATAATTTGAATGGATATTGACATAACAGACAACTCCTTAAATCAATTTCTCTTTAAAAAGTTAAAACATCTGCTTCAATGAAAGGATTTCTCCTGTTATATGATGAATAATATAAATTAATTAATGATGAAAGACCATTAATTAAAAAATACCTATTATCTTTTTTTATGAATAAAGGATTAGAAGGAATAGAAGCTCTTTTTGATGGAGTATAGTTTTCAAAGGAATTAATTATATGCAATAACTTTTGCACAGGTATTGATTCTTTTTTAGTGTGATAAAGGGATTGAAGTTTAAGAAGAACATCTATATTATATTTTTCTTTTGGAAAATGAATCCAAAGTGTATTTTCCATAGAAAGAAAATAATTATTAGGCATATCTAACCATGATGATTTCATTTTATTAATCGTATATTTTTCTATAGGATATATTTCTCCTCTGTATAAAATTTTTTTCATTTTCTTTTTATCATCTATGATATTTTTTATTTTTTCGGCTAGATGAAATTTATCTTCTCTAAGGATACCAGATATGATTACTTTAAAGAAGAATTTATATGAAGGGTATTCAAGACAAAGAGCAATAAAATCATCTAAAGGCATTTTTCCGAAAAAGTAATACACAGAAGAATCAGTCTTTTTCTTCATAAACACCATAAGCTCTAAATTCTTGTTCACTTTTTGCACTCTTTTTCAAAGGTTTATTTTTTAGATTTAAACATTATTTCTCTTGAAAGGAATGATACCATAAACATCATCATCGTCATCATCAATAATCTTTGACGAAGAAGGTGTAATAGTATTTCCGATATAAAAATCATAAACATCATCATCTTCATTACTTTCTATTCTTTCAACAGAAACCCTATCTTGTTTTGAAAAAACAAAGAATTGATTTGAATTTTCTCGTTTGGCCTGCTTATCGCCGGTCTTTCTAAAGAAAGATGTTTTCCATTGAAATTTTTCATGAAGTAAGACTTCTGAAAACCTTAAATCTGTTTTAGTCATAGAATCCTTTTTCCTTTTTTGAGGGGAATGATAATCTTGTCATCTTTACATCCCATTCAGTTGCTGGTCTTGACCAAAGTTTGTGATGTTCATCTTCATAGACAATAGTTAAAACAAAGTTCTTTTTTGTTGCTTCAATATTAGTTACAAAAATGATTCTATAAATTTTATTTGATTCATTGTGTTTCCAATAAGAATATTTTTCATACTGTGTATCATAATTTCTCATTTTTTAATTTCCTCTTTTTAAGAAAAAGTTGGATGGAAAGAAATAGTTCTTTCCATCCTTTTTATTGAAACATCATACATTCAAAACTTTCATCGGTATTTCTTTAACTCCATTCGCTATCGCGGCTTTGATGGTTGAAAAACCATCAATAATTTGATAGTAATGTTCATCATCACTAACCCTTATCCTTAAAACCTTTGGTATAGTGAAAGCAACTTGAAAGAAAGATGTAGAACATTCTTCTATCCTTTTTGGATAGGAGGGTTTAGTATCCATATTCAAAAATATAGAAAAGAAATTCTTTTCATTTAGAACAACATTTTGGAAATCCTTTATTGTAGCAAAAGTAGAAATAATTTGCTGAAGATTATAATAACCAAAAATTTTTTCTACAACATGAACTTGATGATCAGTTCCCGGATTGCGAATAAAAATGCAATTATCAGGAATATCTAAAGAAAATTTATTCTGATTTATAGATATGAATTGAGAAGAACAAATAAGAGCTTTATTTCGTTTAAAGAAATAGGTAGACATATCATAATTTTTTTCATGTCTATTTTTTTCTTCTATGAATTCATCCCTTAATCCTATAAAAACTTCTTCAAGAAATTCCTTTGTGTATGGCATAAACATAAACGAAGGAAATTTATTTTCTAATAAGAACGTTTTTACATCCGCTGTTCCGTCAAATAGATTTATAGGATAAACATTATCGAAAGAATTGTTAGTTATAAACAATTTATATTTCATAGCTCATATTCCTCTTCAAAACAACATTTTCAAAAAAACCACTTTTCTGAAAAAGTGGTTTTGACGGGTGCCTTTTCGTGAAGGGTGTGAACCATCAAGAATTCACACCATCATCTTCATACGCACATTTTACATGATTTGAAACTTCATGTGTGGGGAATTTATCGCCAAATCAATAATTTTTTCCGCGTTGGCCGGGGTAAAAACTTCAATAATTTTTTCGCCGATTTTAAATTTACCCTTCAATTTCATCAGACGTTGTACAAGGGCTTCTTTTACTTTCAGAAAATCTGAACTCTTAAATTTCGCAGCGGGTTTGAATGTAATTGTACTTTTATCAGGAGATACAGAATAGTATAAATCAGAGGTTTGAGGTTGAACAGCAGAAGCTGGTTTTTTATCAGGAACTTTCTCAAAATCCCTTGCCCATTCTAAATCAGACCTATCAGCTTCTAAAATTAAAAATTGTTTAAATGTCATCATTGTAGTTTATTTCCTTTTTATAATGATTAAAAATCCTAATCTTTTTTATTAATGAGAATTGTAATTTATTTATTTTCTTCCAAATTGTAAAAGACAATCCCATGAAAAACATAAATTATTATTTACATAAAATAAATTTGAGATAGTAGTGTCTTTTTCAAACATATTATGAAGTAGAATTATCTCAATAAAGATGATGAAAAGAAAAAAAAATCATTCCTATATTTTTTATTTTCAAAAAAGAGTCCTTTCTTTTTAAGAAAAAAGAAAAGGGAAATACTAAATTAATAGTATTTCCCTTTTTCATAATCATTCTAAATCATGGTAATTGACAATAGTAATTGAATCTTTATCAAGAGAAAAAATATCAATAGATTTAAATATGTCATACCCAATAGATAGGTCTAATATAAAAAATACAAACAATAAAACAAACATAGTTTTCTCAAGTTTACTCATAACAACTATCTCCTTTCTTCAGGTTAAAAAGACGGGTTTAAACATTTTTCTCTTCTCTATATTTAAAAAATGAATAACACAAGAAATATAAACAATAAAACGAACAAAATGATTTTTTCATAGTTAGTCATAACAACTATATCCTTTTTTCTCTTTTATGACATTATTGTACAACATCTTCAATATAATCTATTTGTTCTTTAGTCAAAGAGAAATATTCAAATAAATCTTCATTTGACCACATTCTACTCAAATCCATTTTAGGTAAAAATCTAAGTTGTAAACCATCTAATGTTCTAGAAGTAAATGTTTTTAAGAAGATAGCTAAGAATAATTTACTTCTAAAAAGACTTTCTAATACTTTACCTTCCATTTCATTTTCAACAATCATTGATCTATAAATTTTTCCTGTAGAAACACCCGGCGGACAATACCAAATAGATTTTAAAACATCAGCATTATAACCATGGAGATAACGAGCTATAATTTTATGTTTGTCCGTATGTTCTCCTCGAAAATTTCCTTTTTCAATTCTACAATAATGAGGATTTATTAATGTCACCATTTGACAATCCTCTTCAACACATTCTTCAGGTTTAAACAAATAATCACTCTTACTAAAATAATCATTTGAGAGTTTAGAAGAAATATTAGAAATGATAGACTTTAATATTTCTTCTTTAAAAATAACATCATCAACTTTACAATTATAAGATTTATTTAAATTTACAACAGAAGTATTTTCAATATCTTTTGATGCTTTATCTACAATAAAATAAAGTGTAGTTTGTTGAATAGGAAATGTTGATTGTGGAAGAAAAACTACTTTTGATAAACCAAGCCTTATTAATTTTTTTCTTAATTCAGAATAACGTTCAGAAACAGCAAATGATTGAGTAACTACCATTGAAAAAATACTATCTTTCTTTAAGAGAGGTAAAGAAATATCTATAAATTTATCCCATATAACATTTGCTGCTTTTGAACCATCCGTGTAAGGGGGATTTCCCACAACAACATCAAATTGTTTTGAACCTAGATAAAATGAATCATCTAATGAGTAAGGATTATTATCATCCAAAAGAATAACCTCAGAAAAATAATTTAATGATTTAAGAAAAGAAATATAATAAGGATTACTTTCTATTAAAGTAATATTAGAATCAGGATATTTAACTTTAAGTAATAAAGGTAATATTCCTGAAAGAGAATTCCATACTAATATATTTTTTCTTGGTTTTCCATCCTTTGATAGAGAATCAACTATTTCTTGAGCTAAGGTGAAAGGAATATATACTGTTTCTGTTTCTATTTTCCATGAATAATTTATTGAATAACTTTTTACAAATTCTATTATATCAGAAAGAAATAAAGATTTCATTTCTGAATATTTTTCTTCTAGTTCTCCAAGAAAAATAGAATAAAGGTTTTCATCAGAAAATAAGTAATTAAAATTAATTATTCCTAAGATAGTAGGAAACAATCTAAATGAATCTAATTTTTCATTTCCTGAACCATTTTCTATAATTTCTTGAAATGATTTTTTATTCATGATTCCGTAATAAAGTAATTCTCTTAAAAAGATATGAAACCTTATACTATGATTTGAACAATCATCTTTGAATAAGGAACAATCAATTTTTCTTTTTTTATCAAGGTTTAATACATCTTTAGCAGATTCAATAAAATTTAAACTATCACCATTACTTTTTTGATTATAGAAATGAGTAGAATTATTCAAAAAAATAGAACTTCTTCTCACATTTTCAAGTTGAAAAAGTTCATTTTCTCTATTTTTTGCATCTTGAGGAAAAAGAAAACATCTATCTATGCCTATAAAATCAGGTGGCCCATCAATATTTCTCTTTTCTTTAACATCCTTTGAAGAAGTAAAATAACTATTAAACAAATCAGAGGGGTATCTGTTAGTAGTTGATACCCCTATATACTTTATATTATCTTTTTTCCAAAGAAGTCCATAAGTATAACAAATTCTATCTATCTTATCCCCGAATATTTTTTTTATTTCATTCTTTGAAAGATGAACCATAGCAAAATCATTTTCGTAATCCATACCAAGAATTTTAGCAGCTTCTTCTAATGTAGTATCTTCATTAAAAGAATTTAATATAATTCCTTTTTTTAAATGAGAAAGAAATAAATCAGGGTTTTTGGGAATTTTAATAAGATAACTTGCTCTTGGAAAAATATAAGTGTAAAAACTATTTTCAAATGCAAAAAACATATTATTTCTTTCTCTTTTTCTATGTTTGTTTTTTTATAAAAAAACATTTACATTAGTATTAAGATTAACATCATTAATTTCTTCTTTTTTACTTTTTACATGCTTTTGTTGAAAGGATTCTTTTTTATTACACCCTTCCATTTGTTTATTTTTTTCAAATTCTTCTTCACCGTCATCATAAAGGAAAGAAAAGGTTGAATTAGGTACAGCACCATTTATTTTGTTTTGTTTATTTTGTTCTTCTCTCTGTTGTTCAAATTCTAAACATATACGTTTCTTTATCTCATGTTCCTTTGAATTTTCATCAAAACGAAAATCAAAATGAAGAGCATTTCCATGATAGATATTTTTTTCTACAATATCCTTTAACTTTTGATAGTCATGACCACAAAGAAGCCTTTCTCTACAACGTTTAACATTATCTTCCATTAGGTCTATTCCAAAGAGTGTAGAAAGAGCGGTTTCAAAATCTATTCCATTTTCTAATTTACGGATAAGAATTTCAGAAAGAAATTGTCCATCGCCGCAAGATGGGTCACAAAAAGTTTTAAGAGGGTCTTTAAAGATTCTAGGACAAAGAGATTCTAATTCATCTAATATATTATTAACTACATTTGTTGGTGTAAAAACTTCTGATGTTTGTCTTATTCTTTCCTTTGACCTATCCACCCCTGACATGAAATCTAATGATCTAATATGATTTTTGCATTGTTCTATAAAGTTCATTTTGATGAATACCTTTTTTATTTGGTTAAAGAAACCGAAAAAAGGAGAAAGAAAATTAATTCTTTCTCCTTTTTTTTATAAAAACAAAGAAAATTGATGAATGAATAATTTTATCCAACAACGGTCTATTGTTTTTATAGTAACTGCTGAACCTTTATCAAAAGTAAAGCAGTCATAAAAATAATAGAAGGCGATATAAAACAATATAAATCCCAAAAGAAAAGACAATAGAAATACTGGTATTTTTTTTCGTTTTTTTTCAACTTGATTCATTTTGAAAACCCTCTTGAAAATTCACCTCTCGGATACAATTTTACTACATTTCCCCCTAGAAAATCAATTTTTTACAATTTTCAAAGGTGAGCTTCCAACAACGTTTTTTTCTGAAGGATAACCGAGAGGGTTGCAGATGATGGTTGTATAATCATACTTATAATAAAGGTTATGATGTGTATGCCCATGTATCCACAAGGAAGGTTTCAAATCTGAGATTTCTTGGTTTAAATTTGAATAAAAATTTTTATTAAAAATCCTTGATAAAGGATCAATTAGATAAGAAAAATCAATACTATTGATTAAAGGTAGATGATGAGTGATAACAATATCTCCTTCTTTAATTTCTCCTTTCAACCAATCTAATGATTTTTTAAATTCTTCATAGATGAAATTAGAATCAATAAAACCATTATAGTTATTTTTAGAAGAAATTGTTTTAATAACTTTATAGTCCATTAATCCTCTTTCTATTATATTTTTTTCCGTGAGTTTATCTGTTTTAGTATCTGACCAAAGCGTGGTGCCTAGAAATCTTTTTCCATCAATGATACAAACATCCTTTTCTAAAAAAAGGATGTTCTCAAATTCCTTTAGAGCATCTTTAATGATATTTGGTGTTTCTTCAAAAATTTGAAAATAATATTCATGATTTCCTGCTATCATAATAACCTTATAGAAATTTTTAGAAATAATTCTAAAAAATCTTTGAAATAACTCAGTCTTAAAAAATTTACTTTCACCTATATCTCCACTCATTATCAAAATACGATTGTCTTTTCTTTCTTCATCTTCATCTTCTTCAAAGAAAGAAAGAATATATTCACCATACCCTTCTTTTTCCCAAATGTCTAAATGAAGGTCAGAAATAATATTCAATTCCATAAAAGTCTCTCTCTAAAAAAAATTATAAAAAAATGTAACATTATGTTATCATAAATTATTTAATATGTCTAATTTTTAACCAAAAAGAAAACGGCAAAGAGTTTGTTATACCCTTTGCCGTTAAAATAAAATCCCTTAAAAGAAAACATCCATGTTTATGAGGAAATCCATTCCTCGTTCTTCCTTGCCTTAAACTCATCTCCCTTATAACTTTTATTTATGAAAATAATTTTTAAAAATGACTAAATCCTGAGAAATTTATTTTTTTCTTTTTAATTTTTTCATCTTTTTTATCTTCTTCAGTTATAGCAACAATTGGATTTATCATTGAACAATCTGTAGATAAAGATGATAGCGGAGAAGAAATATTTTTTGAAAGAATAGAGATATTCGGTTTTTCACATTTAGAATTATTAGAATTATTCAAAGAAGAAGGGCATGAAACTTGAACTTTAGTTTCTTCAATAAAAATAATAGTATCTTTAAGAGGAACAAAAACTCTTTCATTTAAGATAACTTCTATTGAGAATGGATATTCCTCGCTTCTTAATAAAATTGTTTTCAATAAATCTTCAGGTAAAAGAACTTCTAAATTTTCTTCATTATTTAATGAACAAGCAAATCTCAATGAAAATCCTTTTGGAGTGAATAAATTAAAAAATATCTCAACATTCTCAAAATTCTCAGATGTTTCTATCTTTAATTCAAATTGAAGAATTATCATTCCATTGACTGTACAATTAAATGGGTCTACCTTAATCATAATTTTTTTTATATCTCCTTTTTTCTAATTTTAATTGGTAAAGAAATATCTTTTTTCTTATTTCTAAAAAGAACAGAAAAATTAATTTTTGGTTTTTTATAAGATAAAAGTGAAGATATAAAAGAAACAATAAAAGAAACCAAAATATTTTCTTTATAAAAGATAAACTCTTTCTTTACACTCTTATTATAATAATTTATTTTAAAAATTATTTTCTTTTCTTGTTGTTGAATTGAAGAAAAAGAAGAACCACCTGAAGGTTGAGTTACTTCATTTTCTTGAATCTCTAAAGAAAATGAGATACCTAGAAGAGCTATTTCTTTAAAAAAAGTTACTTCTGAAGGTAAGACACCTTCAAGAGCAAGAAATAAATGAGTTGGAACAGACGACATTTATTTTTTATGTTCTTGATATGATTGTTCTTGATTCATTAGAATCAATAGTTTGATTAATATCACCTGCTACTCTTGATGTCTTAGTTACTACTAAAGGTTTTGTCATATCTAAACCATAGAGATTATAAATTTCTTTTAACATAAGAGCTTGAGGTGAATCTAATCCCATTCCATTTTGAAGAACCATGATATGTTTTAATTCAGGTTCTAATTCAAGTCTAATATTTGAAGGTAATTCATCAATTTTATCTTGAATATCAATCAAGCTATTTTCTAAAGTATCTGTATAATTTTTAATGGTTGTTGTGTCTGTTTTTATAGATGAAACTAATTGACCAAATGTTCCGGGTGAACTATAAGAAGATTGAGAGGCGTTCCAAATTGCATCTCTTAATTCAAGAGTTGTATTTCCACTTCCACCTGAAGAAGAACCACTTGTTGTAATTGTGTCTATAAGATTAGAGACAGTAAGCATGATTCTAACATTAAAATTTCCTACTGTAGAAATGAAAGGGTCGCTTCCATCTCTTGAATAAAGATTTCCCGAAACAATAAGAGTATGATTTTCTTCTGATGGTCTAATTTTCCAATCATTTTCTAAGAAATAAGTTGTACCAAGATACCTACCACCTGGTAAAGGGTCGCCCCCTAAGACAGAAATAGCTTCAAGAAATTTTGAATTATTGTCTGTAAGAGTCCATTCCTTCCATGAAGAATAAAGTTCTTTCATAACTATAGATGTGGTTCCTAAAGAAAGGGAAATAATCTTTGAAGAACCATCAAAAGAAAAACTCATTTAAGAGATACTCCGATATTTTTTTCATTTGCAGTAAAAAGAGAGTTTCTTTGAGTTACAACATCAAATCCTTCAACAATTGTTTTTAAATCTTTTTGCCCTATATCCCATGTTATTGAAAATTGATTTATAGATAAATTATTTTCATCCATAAGGTCTTTATAAGAATCTAAGATGTCTAAATGTTCTTTTTCTGCTGTGTTTGATGAACAACGAAAAAGAGCATATCTAATTTTTGATCGGTCTAAATTATTTTGTTTTACTCTATCATTCATGTTTATTAAAATTCCTTATTCTTTATGGATTTGAATAATTTCTTTCGAGTGTATTAGAAAGAGAAAGAGAAATAGACGTTGAACGGTTAATAGTTCCTGTAACCTTAGCAAATTGAGCCGTAGAAAGACCAAGAGCTACTAAAGTTACATCCGCGTCTGTTGCTGCTGTTCTTCCACCTTGTACATTTCCATCATAATTGAATGTTTTTGTAACAGATGCAACGCCTGAAACATTTCCTGAAATATCTGCATTTGAATTATCTTTAACAATAATAGCGTTATCCGACCCATAAAGATTTCCGTTTGCATTTGAGAAAAATAACCAATATTTTGCAAAGGCATCATTTCTTAAATTATCACCAAAATTTATGGTTATAATTGAAACATAAGGAAATGTTCTTTTAACATTATTTTGATCATAGAATTCTAATCTATTTGTATCAGAAGCATTAAAATTATTGATATAAACACCTTGCGATGTAACTAAAGTATCTCCTACAAATTTAAGGAGTGAATCTGCTGTTTTTCCAGTTACAGTTCCGGCTCCAGCATCAATGTCTGAATTTTGTCTTAATTGATATTGTACTTTTTCATAAATTTGTTCAGCCGTTGCTGAATTTCCTTCAATGATAACTCTAAATGGATATGAAGAACCACCAATGCTTTTTGATTGGTCTGAACCATAATAGGTAATAGTAATTCCCGAATAAGGAGCGCCGGACATTGAACCATCGGCATGGGATATTTTTAAATCTGTTGTATTACTTAAAGGAAATCTATAAGCTTGATAGGTTAAGAGTGAGACACCAATATCAGAGATTGAAGATTGAGCATATTGTTTTTGGTATTCACGGACGAATAATTTAAAATATGATCTTCTATCAAAACCATCAGCCGTTGAACCATCTCCATTAGGATCAGAATAGATTTGAATAGCTTGATTCACATTGTTTGTTAAAAGAATGTTTGAAGAAGCTCCTGATGAAACTTGTTGAAAATAAGCTTGATCTGTATTTGCAGCAAATGAACCTAATGTAATGATACCAGCCCACATTTCAGTAGTTACGCCGGATGTATTTACAACAGCCCATCCTGATGTTCTAATCAATTCTATTGTTTTTGCAGAAGAAGTGCCTGATGTAAAAGAAGAATCAAAATTCCATCCATTGATCAATTCAAATTGTTCATCAGTAATAGGCCCAATAGGAAAAGGATATTTGATAAGAGTTGTATCAGTTCTCCAAATTTCTTTTAATTTTGAATAAAGACATTTTAAGGTTACACCATCGGTTGTAAGATTTCCATAAACTTTTAAGATAATCTTTTTATTGGTTGTATCCACAATAAGTTCAGAAGTTGCTGAACTTGGAGTAGAAGAAATAACATAAGAAAGAGCATCCGGGTCAATAATAGGGTTTGAAGAATAAGAAGCCATAGATAGAAATTCTCCTTTTTTGTAATTTTATTTTTTAAGGATTTTGATATTGACGATCAACTTGTTGTTGAATAGGAATGGTTTGATTTGTATTTTGATATGTCCATGGAAGTGTTATATTTTGATAACCTAAAGATGCAATTTGAATATAACCAGCAATTCCTGCTGATGAATGTGTTAATGTAAATTCGGTTCCTGATGATTCAATTCCACCAATTTCAATAGATGTTGAAGGATCAACCCCTATATAACATCTAACTTCTGAATTTGTTTTTAATCCTGTTAAAATTAAAGAATAAACTTCAGTAGGATATTTTACGGTTTGATCAACATTTGTGAAAAATTCAAATCCTGAAATATAAGAGGTAACTTGTGGGCCAATTGCAAAGTTATTAGTTGCAACATTTGTGGCTCTATTGGTAGCTCCTGATTTTATTATTTCCCCCGGAATCCAATTTCCAACAATAGAAGAAATTCTTATTGTCGTCCCTACTCCTGAAACATATTCTATGTTATCAACAATTGCTGTTGCAAGTGAAGTTGCACCAGTAATAGTTTCTCCTATAACAAATTCGGATGTAATACTATTACATTTCATAAACGAAACAGCCGTCAATTTAATTTTCAAATAAAAACCCGATGATGCTGAAAGTGTCTCAGAAGAAAGATTTAAAGGAATAATTTCTTTGAATGACCCGAATCCAGAACCAGTATCAACAGAATATTCTGCTTTTATTCCGAAAGAAGATTGAACAAAATTACCAGTATCTAAACCATTAAATCTTGGTCTAATTCCCCTAAAGCCTGAAACTCCAAATATTTTATGAGGCCATGTGAATGTAATAGAATCTCCGGCATATTTCATATACAATCTTCCCGTATCATTAAATTTTGGTGAAGATGAATTTACAGAAGATGATATTGAGTAATAGGAAGAAGAAAGTGATGGAGAATTTGTGAACGAAAGAGCTAAAGCACCTGTTGAAGAAGAGAAACAGAGTTCATTAAAGAATGTATCATAAACGGCAGTATAAGTTGATGTTAAACCATCTATTGCTGAAAATAATGAAAATGCAGAAGAGGAAAATTGTTGAAGAGATTGGTATCCTGCTGAGATTCCTTTCAAAATCATTCCGTGTACATTAGAAACAATAGGAACAGAATATCTATTTGACCTAATATTTTGTAAGATATGGTTTCCACCGGAATTAACAGAAGTTATTAAAGGATAACCTGAAGTTTGTTCTCTTGGATAGACAATATCAAAATCTGAAATTTGAGTAGAATTTGCTAAAACATAATTAACTAATCTTGAATCTCCACCATTGAATTTAATTGTTCCTGTTTTTAAAGAAATGTTTGTTGGAAGTCCTGAGAAATAAAAGAAAGAATTTCCATACCATCCTTCTCTAAATTGAGAGAAATTTTTCAGGGTAATAGTATCTGAAGCATTAGCAATTTCAAAAGCTCCGTTTGCATAATGTGAATAAGTATTTCCCCAAAGTGTACTTTGTGAAGGGGTAAAGTTTGGAGTAGTCCCAACATGAATTTCACCAAAAAGAATCCCTACTGGTGCAACATTTGTTTGAAATTCAAGACCATTAAATCCTCTGTGGGGATAAACTCTTGATGTAATAAATTGGTATCTATCGGCATTTGCAGTTACAGCAGCGGTTGTGGTTGGTATATATGCAGATGTAAGTATAGATGAAGTGTTTTCAACACATGCTCCACCGGCATAGATATATTGTCCTGAAGTATTAATTCGTATTGTAAAAGTATGGGATGTTGCCGTTGCAGTAAAGACAGCAGAAACAACGATTGGAATATTATCTGTGAGTGTATAATTTGTAGTTGTTGTTCCGAAAGTAATAGAACCAGAAACTGATGTTTGTGTGAAAGGAATAATATCTGTTGCTAAAGTAACAAATGCAATATAAACAATTCCTATTGTTAATCCTGTAACAGTTTGGACTGTCGTTGCAGAACCAGCCGTTGCTGTTAATCTATCAGCCGTTGGTGTTAATGTCAGAACGCCATTATAAGGAAAAAATTTTGTGTTTGCTGTTACTGTTGTATTTGTCTTAACCCATGAAGCATTTGTAAAATCATCAGATTGAAAACAATAATTAGTCAAAGATTCTTGTAATTTTGGTATACAAGCCATTTCAGCCGTTTCAGTATAAGCTAAGAAGGTTAAAGTAACAGTTCCAGATGCAGTAGCTTGTCTATCTAGTGTAATAGATGTATTAGAATTAACAGATGAAATATGAGTAAGTGTTGGAATACCTGTTCCTGTAACAGCCCATCGTACATTAGTAAGATTAAAAGTTAATGTTCTTCCAAAACCATTTTGAGTTACAGTTTTTGAAATAGTAATTATTTGACCTAATTCATCAATACCAGTGATTACGGTTCCAGATTGAATTCCTGTTCCATTAATCGTCATTCCTATTTGAAGTGCTGTAAATGCAAATGCAGTATTTGTAATTTGATTTTCACCAGAATAAAAATAATTTGAAGTAATAGATATAGCTGTATTAAAATTATTAGTTGTTGTAACGTTTGTTGAATTGATTGTTGTTGTGCATAATGCAACTGTTGTTGAATAATGATATTTTCTTAAAACGTAATAATAAGTTGTTCCTGCTAAGGGAGCGGAAAGAAGTCCGGCTCCATTGTCAACAAAAGTAACTGTTATTGCAGTTGCCGTTGTAAAAAGTAAAGTTGTTGAATCTCTTTGTGTAAAATTTTCAGAAGTTGACCTAAAAATATCGAATGATCTTGTTGAAGAAACAACCCCTTGAGAGAGCCAACTTAATGTTACTGAATTTGCTACAGTTTGAGTTGGGTAAACTCCAATAAAAGTCAGATGAAATTCATTTTGAGCATCATAGGGAGTAAAAGAAATAGGCATAGACTCTAAAATAGATTCAGGTTTATTTCTATCTTTCCACCCTTCTCTAAATGAAACTATCTTTAACCAATATTTCACACCATTAGAAAGAACATTTCCTGTTGATGGGTCAATTATAATTCTATTTTTTGTAGTTGCAGCATTAACTCCTGAACCATCATTCCACATTCCATTAGAATGAGTAATTTCGTCAAAAGTAACATTTACAGAATTACCTATAGCTATTTTTGAAGTTGTACTATAGATTTCTGAAGAAGAAATAGAAATATTTTTACAAAATAAAATAACAAAACCATAAAGATAAGCTCTCTTGATACCAAGATTAAAGAGTCGTAAAGATGAAGCAGTAACATTTTTAGAATATTCTATAGAAATCATTGCTCCGGTTGTACTTAATGATTCTAGGGTTCTTGTTGGTAAAACAGGAAAATAAGAAGAATAATCTATATTGGTGAGAACTGCATTATCAATATATTGAAATGCAAATCTTGCTAAAGAAGCAGAAATAGCCATGCTTTTTCTTGAATAACCATTTGCTGCTGATAATAACATTCTTGAAATATTATGAGCAATTCCAACATCGTTCATGGTAAGATTGAAACATTTTACAATAACAGGAGTTGTTCTTGACCCAATGGAAGTTAAAGAAATTAAATCTCCCTGAGAAAGATTTAGATAAGCTTCGTCAAAAGAACAAATAGATGCTATCAAAGACCCACCGGAATTTAAATTAATAGAACCTGTTAAAGCATCGGAGTTTGTCATGAGATTTACAGGAGTTAAATCTGTAAACATAATATTTGGTATTCTTACTTTCGCACCTAAAGGAACTTTATTTCCATTGATACCGTCACCAAAAGTTATTGTTTTTCCTAATTGAGATTGATAAGGATTATAAATGGTAAAGGTATATCCCGTTCCTGTTGCCGTACAAGTTTGATTGATAAGAAGTTGTGTTGAATTTATAACTTTGTCTACAATTGAATTTGTTGGAATATTAGTTCCAATTATTTGAGCGCCGGAAGAAATTCCTGTAGTAGAAGAAACTGAAACAACCCTTGAATTGATTGTAGTTGATCCAGAACCTATTTGAAAACCCCATGTGGATAAGTTTGTTTCATTTTGAATGAAAACATTTCCATGGATTCCTGAAGAAACAGCATTGAACTTATTATAAAGAGGAGCAAAGTCTGCACCGGAATCAGTCATGAAACCTGTAACATTTAACCATCTTTCATAGATACCTGTTTCAGACCCTGTTTCTACCCAAAGACATGGGACAAAATCAGAGAAAGGAGATAACATAGTTTGATTAGATGAAAAATTTCCTGTTCCGATTTCAATCCAATTACCTTGAATTGTTAAGGAACCTAAAGCAGATGAAGGGATGATTGAATTTATAGTTGCTGCTGATGACCTTCCTAATGCAAAAACAAGCGGATTAGATGTAGAAGAATTTGTTATATCTAAACGCCCATCAGCAATAGTTATTGTTTTTAAGAATTTTGTTTGATTTGTATTGCAAGTAATAACTGCACCTTCATTGATTGTCAACAAATCTGCGGATGCCCATTTAATGAAAGTAGGACAAACACATGAAATTGATCTAGCCGTAGTTACTGTTTTTGTTAGCCAAGTATAACCGTCTGCTGACCATCCCCATGATGTTGTTGTTGAACCTACAAGGAATACTTTTAAATCAGGATGAAAGCAAATAGATGTACCAACAGCAATATTCAACGTTCCCGTTGTCCAAGAAACTCCAAGATCATTAGAGATAGCTATTACATTATCTGAATTATTAATAGCAACAAAAACACCATTCCCATAAGCAACAGAAATCCAATTCTTTGTAGCTGGTAAAGAAGAATAATTCCAAGTAACACCTAAATCAGTTGAATAATAAGCATTTGCAGAATTATGGGAAAGAGTAACAAAGGTTCCTCCTCCAAACGCTAAACTTCTCCAATCTCCCGATTGAGGTAGATTGGATTGAGTCCAATTTCTTCCATTGTTTGATGAATAAGCTGCTATAGTCGTACCTGAATTTGAAGAACATACAGCAACAAAATTATTTCCCCCATCAGATGCAATACATTTCCAAGCTCCTGAAGGCATAACTGATGCTTGTTGCCATGTAACACCTCCATCATTTGTATAAGCGCAATCTGTTGTTGGCCCTGAAGCAACCGCACAAAAATACCCACCCCCATAAGCAATAGATGTCCATCCTAATGCCGATGGCATAGTTGATGCTGTCCATGTAACATTATCATAGGAATAAGCAGCGGAAGCAACAGAAGAAACTGCAACAATGATGGGTATTTCATTAACAAATCCTGAAGCGGCTCCATACCAATTTAAAGAAGAAGGTAAATTTGTTAAATTGGTAAGCGTTCTTCCGTCAATAGAAGTAATTGTTCCATTTGTTCCTAAACCAATACCTAAAAATGCAGACTGATAAACATTATCAAGGTTTGTATTAACATAGACGGGAATTGTTGCCATATTTTTTTTATTTCTTCCTTTCTTTTTTAATAAGCATTAAAATCATAGATTGCTGAAGAAAAAATAACATCACACTCTTCTTTTGAAGAAGCATTTAAAATTTGTAATTTTGAGGAAAGTCTAATTTTTTCTATAGAAGAAGTAAGATAAGACCACGATGTTTTTACTTGAATGATATTATCAACAGTTTCTTCTATACTTTTTCCATAAACAATCATTTCATTATGAATAAGCGGATATTCTTGTTGAATGTCTACAAAGGAAAAAGAGTTTAATTTAAGTTTTTCTGCTTCTAATAACTTTAGAAGATATGTTTCACCTTGACCTGGGGTTGTAGTGATATACTTTGATCTAATTTTTCCAGCGTATTCATCTATCTTAAAAATCATAAAATCTTTATAAGAAATAAATGAATTTTGAAGGATAGAATCATAAAATTCTTTTGATATTTCATAGATACCATTAATAGAATTTGTAAAATAAAAATCACTTAAGGCTTCTTCTATGAATATAGAAACAATATCTAATGAATCTAATTTAATAAAATATTTAATCTGTCTCATTCTTTTTCTTTGAAAATAACGATGTTCGATTTTAAAATAGTTATTTAGTAAAGGCATAAATTTCTTCTTCTTTTTAAAGAAAATAAGAATAAAAAGAAAAGGTAGATAGTAAATAAAAGAAAAAAAGATAATTATAATTGTTATTTTTGTTGTCATCATCCTTATATATTCCTTTTCAAAATGATTTTATATTTTTATAACCATAAAAAAAGGGTTCTTAGGAAAACCTAAGAACCCTAACTTAAAAAAATTTAAATAGTTTTATTGTAACATTTTATTGAAAGAGACTTAACAATCCCTTCTTTTTATGATGAGAAGGAGTGTACATTATATTCTTAAATCTCCCGTAAGCATCAAGAATGCACCAATTCCATTTTTCCCACCCCTTGAA